ACCAGCAATGGAACGATTCGATTCCGGTCTTGAAACAGTCGGCCAGGAAAATCTTTAATGGCGAGGTGGACAAGAAAGTTTTGGCTGAAGTAGCGATCCTGGCTCCGGCAGCGGTGGTTTATCAGCGAGTGATTCTGCCAGCAGCCTTTAAACGGATTCAGGAGCTGACTCAGCAGATCGAGCGGATGCGCGGAGTCAACCCTTCGATCACCGATCGAGGCGGCGATTCGGCCAGCCCGACTATCACCAAAAGCGGTAGTGGCGACTTCGTAAAAGACCTGGTTGACCGGTTCCGAAAAGAAGCCGGGGCTTGACAAACTCTGTCATTTCCTAGTAAGGGTCCAGGTTAGACGCGCAAGACGCACTGGCCGAAGTTCGTCTACGGCCACCCGATTCGAGAGTATAACAATCCCTCGCGCTCACTCGCCTTGAGGAATCACACGGCGACTAGTCCCAAAACGATGAGTTTTAGGACCGAGTCGAATTGTTATTTCTCAACTCTCGTAATTCGGAGACTCTTTAGATGCCAACGCCAGTCAGCACTACGTGTGCGGCGGTTAACAACATCCTGGTCCAGGAAAGCGGACGTATTAACGGCGAAATCAATAAGCGCGTCGTTCGCAGAAACCCCGTCATCGGCCTTGTCCCAAAGAAGGAATTCCCTACTGGGATGGGCTACGTCATCAGTAACCTAACCTGGGAGCGTGCGCTTCCAGCCAGCTCTGAAGATACCTGGACCCCGGTCCAGCCTTCAGATGATACCTCGGCAATCAATTCCTGTTTGCCGCCAGTTGAAAAGATCACTTTCGGTCAAACGCTGAGGACATTCTTCCTCACCCACAAGGCGTTTGAAACTCCCGACTTCTGCATTCAAGACATCCAGGTCAGCTATCAATTCGAGCGCCAGATCGAGCGCATGGTTGAAGTGCTCGCCAAGGTGACTGAATGGGAGATCGGTAACCACTACACCAACAAGTACATCGCGATCTGCGGGCACAAACTCACCGTTTCCACTACCAGCGTAGTCGACAATGGCGGTAATGCATTTGATACGACCGTTTTGCCAAATGGCCGACTCACTCAAGGGGTGCTCGAAGACATCTACATGTACCTGCATCGAGAGGGAACCGACGAGAGTGCCATTGGCCGAGTGGATGGTGGAGACGTTTATCTGCTAGTAACCAGCGCCGAGACCTCGCGCGACATCGTTCGAAGTAACCCGGACATCCGGCAGGATATTCGGTTCGCGTTCCAAGGTTACGGCAACGACAACACCCTCATTCAAGCCTTGGGCGAGGCTCGGAGTTACGGCGGATTCAAACATCTGCAGAATCCTTACCCGCCTCGGTATGCGTTCGATGGGACTAATTACGTCCGAGTCGAACCGTTCCGGCAGATCCAGACCAGCAAAGGCTTCATGTGGGTCCAGAGCGATCTGTACAAGCAGGCTCCTTACGAGCTGAGCTACGTGTTCATTCCCAACGTCATGTACATCGACGTGTTTAACCAGGTGCCCAATGTCGCCGGGATGACCTTTAACCCGAACCTCGATTATCTGGGCCGATTTATGTGGGTCAACGAGTGGCACCGGGATTGCAACCCTGATCGGACAATTGGCTATTTCCGTGCCGTCATGAAAGACGCGGCGGAGCCGATTCACCCCGAGCTAGGTTTTTCAATTCTTCATGCCCGCTGCGGCGTCGATCTGGCTCTGCAAGGCTGCTACTCCTAAACCGTTTTTTGGAGGCGAACTGAGCAAGGCAATTCGAAACCTGGCCGGGACCGGTTGCCTTGCTCGGGGATAAAAAGAAAATGGCAGACGACAATGTGACTTTCGATATGCCGCAAGGCTTCTCCCCACCGGAGAACCTCGATAGCGACAATACCTTTCAGGCGATGGCCACTTTCCGGGTCGTCGGCGACGATCAGCTAGAGCTAGTTGACGTTGACGGTTACCAGGTTGGCGAGGGCGAAGAGGAACAAGAGGAAGGGGGCGGACCAACTGTTACGCAGGCTGAAGCCGGTAACGCAGCGGCGGCCATGCAACCTAACATGAGCGAGGACCAGACGCCGCCTGGCGCGCCACAGGACCAGATGGGCAATAGATTCGTTGACGCGATGGCCCAGAAGTTCCGCAAAGCGACGGCCAGGCCAAGGAAATGAGCGGCGGACTATTCGATTCTCTTGCGCCGAGCAGAGGCGATACCGAGCGAGCCAGCCTCTGGAAGATTAATGCTTTGATGTACCAAGGCGGAGGAGGAGGAGGCGGCGGAGGTGGGACTGGGCCACAAGGACCGCAAGGACCAACCGGCCCGCAAGGGCCAAGCGGCCCAACCGGCAGTCAGGGTCCGCCAGGCGCTCAGGGTGCCCAAGGCGTTGGAGGACCGCAAGGGCCATTAGGTCCGCCCGGTCCAGCGGGCACTAGCGTTGCTACTCAAACTGCCGCGAATTTCAACCAACCGGCAGTTGGCGCTAATGTAGTTGTTAGCCTAGTTCAGCCAATCGGAATCGCTCAAGGGCTGATTCTCTACATTGCCGGTACGACCCAGATCGGCGGCTACTACCGGGTTGTGTCGATGGTAGGTGCTCAGGCGACGATTGATAATCTTGGCTACGCTGGCAACGCTCCACCAGGTACACTGATTCCCGCTGGCAGCGAAGTTGGAGCCACTGGCCCGCAAGGCCCCCAAGGCTTACAAGGCCCCCAAGGCATTCAAGGCGTGCAAGGCATCCAAGGTCCGCCTGGCCCCACTGTGGTTAGCGCCGATGCCAATAACCAGGCACGGTTAGGAAGCGACACATTTATCTATGTACCGCCAGTGGTTGCGGTGGTGCCAACTGGTGCATATATCCCATTTGCTGGCTCAGCTCTTCCATCTGCCGAATGGTACTGGTGCGATGGCGCCGAGCATGATCGGATAGTTAGCGCCCGGCTCTTCGCTGTCATTGGCATATTCTTTGGCGCTGGCAATGGCTCAACTACTTTCAACGTACCCGATCTGCGCGGGCGCGCTCCGATTGGCGCTGGTCAGGGAACAGGGCTCACGAATCGTGTGCTTGGTTCTATAGGCGGAGAAGAAACCCATTTGTTAACTATTCCAGAGTTGGCTGTGCACACCCATATTCAGAATCCGCATGCTCACGGGGGAGGTTTCGGTGCGGGCGCGAGTCTGTATGGAAGTGGACCTTCGCCAGCGGGTAATGTGACTACCGGAAATGCGACCGCTGTTAACCAGACCAGCGGTGGCGACACTCGGCACAACAATATGCAGCCGTTTTTGGCAGGTAACTTTATTATCAAAAACTAACTTATGAGTGCTTCCCCACTAACTTGGCTCGTCGATGAAACCTTTACCGCTCACGCTAGTACTAACTACAGTTACTTAATCACCCATCAAAATGGTGGGAAGTACGTTACGTGGGCTCTGGAGCGTAGGAGTTCTGTCCCAGATTACACGGCGGTCGGCGAGTTCGATACGCTCGCAGAAGGCAAAGCAGCGTGTGAGACTAATTTCCGTAGTCAGCCACCCGACAAACAAAGCTGATCCAATGCCAGTTCTCGACAATTTCAGTCCAACGCATGGCGACAATGAATCCCGCAGCTTGCAAAAGATTAACGGGATTCTCTACGATATGCATGGCGCAGACCCAGACGGCGGTCCCTATACTAACTTAGCTCCTACCCACGGCGACACGAGGCAGTCGAGTCTGGTCAAGATCAACTCGATTCTGAAGTTGATCTATGACGGTGGCGGCTTCGGCGGCGGTGGCAGCGTTCCGACAGCACCCGGAATTGGCATGGGCTATGGATATTTTGCCGTGTCAACAATCCTGCCCGATGGAACCTATCAGTTGATCAATACGATTCCTGACGCTGGTGGTGTCTACGGTAACGCGGCTCTATTCAACGCCGTGCCCAATGGGATTGAGGTCGCTCAGCCGGTAATTGTCTCGGTTATGCTCTGGGCTAAAGACAATGTTCCGCAGACGACCGAACGGCAGTTGGCTGTTCAGTTAGATAAGCAAAAGGGTACGATCGATCCGAGTTTGGTTTTAACCAGGGTGCCGACCGGCTTTATTTGGCACACGGCAACTGCAATCTATCAAGGAATTCTGCTGCCGGGCGATATTGTTCGCGGTGTAGCCACGGCACCCGTCGGAGGTGACTCCTTCAGTATCGTCGATGGTTACGCGAGCGTACTGGGAGTGCCAATTTCCTTATGAGTAATATGACCAAAGAAAAAAAGAAGTTCAAAAAAAACGATGAGACTTATATGAGAAAGCTTATTGTAATAGTTAGTTTGTTAATGTTGGCAGGTTTTGATAAGGCTAAAGACCTTCACTGAGAAAGGCTATAAATCTTTACAAGACGACTATGATGCAGTGTCCGTCTATAATTCACTAATAAGTGATTAGGTTTCCCATGAACCCGGTCCCACCCTACCGTTATGATGGCGCGAGACTATGCGGGCGACCAAGAAGGAGATTAGGGAAAGACTCGCGACTTTGACCGCGCGCGAGCGCGAGGTGTTCGAGCTAGTGATTGCCGGAAAAATGACCAAGGAAATTGCGGAAGAGCTGCGGGTCACCCAAAGCACAATCAAACATCACAGGTCGGCTTTGTTTCAAAAAATGGGCGCACGGCACGTAGTCGAATTAGTTAACATGGCGCATTCCCTATGAGCGGGCCTACACCCGATCCAAAAAACGGCATGGTGAGCCTGCTCGGCAACTTGGCCGCAAGCGGCGACAACTGGGTCAAGATGGGGATCATGGCTATGATCGTGATCAGCGGCGGCGGCAACTTCTTACAAACTAAACAGAGCGCCAAAGCAACTGATCACGAAGTCAGCCAAGCCCTTCGCGAGATTCACGATTTGCATGAGCAACTGAACGCGAGCATCCAGCGGCAGAAGGAGATACGGGACTTGCTCGAGAAGTTAACCAAGGAAAAACCCAATGGCTCTTGACGCTAGTTTCGTTCCCTTTGATCCGGGTCTAGTCAATTACATCCGCCGGATTCTTTCGGTAGCGGAAACCGATAAACCCGAATGGAACCCAAGCGCGGTCTACATCTACGCGGACGACAACCGGTTCAAACCGCCTCATAAGCAGGTCACCCTGTCCATTGGATTTACTGAGGGCGGCGGCAATCTGAAAAAAGTTTTGCAACGTTACATCGACAAAGGCGGAAAGCTCGCCGTCTCGTTCGCTGGTTATCTGCCGACGCTCGGGAGTCCACCGAGCCGAGCGGGTGATAGCAAATTTATCGATCTGCTGAAGGAGGCCGGAAAAGAGACAGCGATGGCTGAAGCACAAAACGAATGCTTCGAGGAACTCTATATGGCTCCGGCGTTTGCCTGGGCTAGCAAATACGGGTTTACTCTTCCGCTTTCCTATTTGGTTATTGCGGATTCCTTTCTGCATTCCGGTTCGATGCAGCCGTTTTTGATGAATTCGTTTCCCGAGAAAAAACCAATCGACGGCGGGAACGAAAAAGCTTGGATCGAAGCTTACTTGAGAGTACGCAAAAACTGGTTAGCCGGTCATTCGAATAAGACGCTGCAAGGCACTGTTTACCGAGCCAATTGTTTTATTGCTGAGCTCACCCGAGATAATTGGATGTTAGCCGTTTCTCCAATCAACATGCATGGGACGAGCGTGGGTTACGCCTAAAAAAACCTTTTGTTAGTAAAGTTAGCCAAAGAAAAAAGCAAAAACCCAAAATGCGCGGAAAAAAACTAGTCAAAGTTGAGTTAACCTACTGGACGTATCTTACCCTGCCGGGAGATGGTTCAGGTTCACCCGATCATAGTCTGCCAGTCGAAGACGAGGATATGACTCCGGGGTGGGGAATCGAGGAAGGCCGTCCAGGGCATTTGCCGAGCAGACCGAGCAGGGAAGAGATTCTGGAAACACTCAAGGAATACGAGGACCAGATTCGAGCAAAGATTGATGAAATCAGGGATGCGGTCGCGGATCGAATTCCCGGCATTAGGGAGAAGCTAGAAGCGATCAAAGCGGAAGTTGCCGCTAAAATTGACGAGATTAAAAATCGGCCGGTTGATCCGGATTATGGGCTTGAAGAAGGTGGTGCCGCACCGGGCCAGGGATTGCCCGATCGGGTGGCTGGACTGAAAGAAGCGGTCGTGGTCAAGTTGGAGCAAATCAAGCAAGAGATCGGTGACCAAATTCCGGGCATTAAAGAAAAGATCGATGCTCTCAAAGTTCGGTTGGAAGAACTCAAACAAGAGTTAATTGATCGGCTTACCGGTGGCGATTGCGCCCGACGGATCGCAGAAATTAAGGCGGAAGTTAGAGCCAAGATTGATCGGCTTAAAGAAGAGTTGGCCAATCGAGGGCCGGACATTGCAGCTAAGATTGAACAGGTTAAAGCCGCTTTAGTGGCTAAGATTGAGTCAATCAAAGCGGGAGTTGATCCGGGTTATGGGATTGACGAGGGGGGAATAGCTCAACCGAAGCGGAGACGGTTTCGGAGATAGGTAAAAGTTTTATCGGGCTTCAACGCTTTGTGATCGTTGACTCGCCACAGCTAGTTAAGGATGGGGTGCTCACCCTCGAACAGGGAATGTCGAGCGGGCGGGCCCCTACCCTTATTGACAAGCAGCAATGCGCTTATGCGGCCAACGCGACGATGCGCGGCGGTTATGCCAAGAACCGGCCAGCTTTCCGCAAACTCATTCTCGACTCAGGTGCCGCCTCTGTTGCTTGGCAGGCCGCTAACTTTCAGGGCGCTGGCTTTTACGACATTGGCGACGGTCAACAGCACGTGATCGGCATGTCGAGCGGACGGCTCTACCAGCTCGATCTGGTTGGTAACCAAGTCACTTTCACTGATCGAACCATTGACAATCAGAATAGCCCGATCCGGCCACTGGCCTATTTCTGTCAGGCCGATGTTTACATGGTGGTTCAAGATGGGTTTGCCACTCCGATCATTATGCAGGGACCGACCACCATCCGGCGCGCTACGGCTAACGAAGTACCGGTCGCTACGGCAATGACTTATGGCCAAGGTCGTTTATGGATCAGTAAAGCGCGGCTACTAGCGGCGGGAGATATTTTTGGTGGTCCAACTGCCGTAATCAGTTTCACTGAGAACCAATATTTGGCTGAAGCCAAAGGTGGTTTTGGCGTGCCGCTGCAATCCGGCGACATCATGGGGCTGGATTTCCTGGAGGTGGGCGATACCTCGACCGGCCAAGGTGACTTGCTCGTTTTCTGCCGGAAAGCCGTCTGGAGCGTACAAGCCGGAATTCCGCGCGGGCAATGGATAACGACGCCAAGGATGCTCTCGGTTAGTCTGACTAATATTGGCGGTACTGGTCACCGCGCGATCATCAACGCTAATGGTGATTGCTATTTCAGAAGCAAAGACGGCTGGCGTTCTTACCGGGTGGCGCGCAACGAACAGTTCTATACCCTCTACGGCGGCCAGGTCAGTTACGGATCTGGATATGCACCGATCTCATTGGAAATGGATCGGGTGATTCAAAACGATACGATTCAATTAATGGACTACGGGAGCGCTGTTCTGTTTAAAAACCGCGTGCTCGGGCTCGCTAGTCCGCAAACCTATCAGACCACTCAACCCGAAGGGACTTTCGAGGGCGTCTATTTCCGGTCAATCGTGGCGCTGGACTTTAATATCGTGAGCGGGATGCGCCAGAAGCAGCCACCAGCTTGGGATGGCGAATGGTTGGGACTCAACGTCCTTCAGCTCTTGGCCAACGACTTTACTTACGTCGAGCGCTGTTTGGTTTTCGCGCGCAACACCACGACTGGCTTAAACGAAATCTGGGAGATCGTCGACGATAACTATGACGCTAACGCGCAGCCGATTAAGACCGTGATCGAGAGTCGCGCGATGGATTGCGAGAAGCCTAAGAACCTTAAACAACTGCGCCGTGGCGATCTCTACTTCACCAACGTTCTCGCCGAAACCGAGGTTGAAGTAAACTTCCGCTCGGACGGTTACCCGCAGTGGATTCCGTGGCACAAGTTCAAGATCAATTCCCAAGGCCAACTTCCGGGCGATCCAGGCGGAGCGCTTTGCAATATTCCAACTTGTTCGGTTCCGGGTATCTGCGCTGTTCCTGGCTCAAACCAAGGCGGTTATTGGTACCAGCAACCCCTTCCAACTCCGCCAACGGTCTGTGATCCGCATGTCAACAAACTCATTCGCAATGGGTTTGAGTTTCAGTTCCAGATTGCTTGGACTGGGCCAGCGGTGCTGCACGCCTTTGTCATTCACTGTAACGAGCTGATCGAAAATCCCAACGGGTCCGTAGCGGGCCAGAAAATCTGCTAGCAATGCCAGCTAACATAATAACAGTAACTCAAGATTTTCTGCCTCTACCAAATGAGCAGTTCAGTCCTACGCTTGAGGCTACTGGGAAATTCCTGACTAATGTGACCTATGCTGCGATCGGCTCAGATGCTCACCAGGTTGGATTGGATTTCGATCTTCTCTTAAACGATCGAACTACCTGGCTCGGTCCGATCAGGCTAGGCTACTCTGGCGCGGACGGGCCGATCCATCTTGGGCCTGGCGCATTTCACAGGATCGGGCTGCTGCTACCTAGTTCTTTGCTCAGCGTTCTGGTTCGGGGTGTCCGTGCCCGACTCGCGCCGACGCCCGATCCAGCCTTCAGGTTACATCTGCAACTTCAGGCCCTTGATACCGATCCACCCTAAACTATGGCCGACGTAACTTTTACCGCAGTGACCCAGCCAGCTCCGGCTTGTTACCCACCGGATTTTAACGCGCTCATGCAGATGATCGTGAATCTGGCTCTGCGCGGTACGGTCCCGGATAACAGCGGCGGCGGCATTTTTGTCGGCAGCACTCAGCCAACGAGTTCGCTGACTAACAAGGTGTGGTTTGTGATTGACGTTGCCGGGAGACCGTTGGGAATCAAGATGTTCTACAATGGTAACTGGCGTCCGGTCTATACGGGTGCTGCGGGTGACGTCAAGCTCTGGGGTGGCAATCCTAGCGGGAACTTCGATGGAACCGGACGAGGCATCCTTGGCACTTGGCATGATGGCTGGGCGCTCTGCAACGGGCTAAATGGCACTTACAATCTGATCGATCGATTTATTGTTTGTGCCAGCCGTTATGTGGGCCAATGGGTAGCTGATGTCGACCCGTACAACGCCGGTGTCGTAGCTGGCGGAGCACCTTTCCACGTCATTCAGCCCACCGAACTGCCGCATCTGAGCGCGCACATTGGCGAAAGTGATGTGGGTGGCGGCACCGGTGGCAAGGGCCTTTCTGGCGGGGCCGGTCCTCCAACCGCGCTCGCTGAGGTCTTTACGGGTGCCGGTGCGCCAGTCGGCGGCCAAGCTCCCTTTACGACCCTCCCGCCTTATTACGCTTTGGCTTATATCCAATTCATTGGTTACCAATAAACCATGAGACTTCTTGTTTCAGACGCGCAAAAGCAGTTAGCCGAGTACGTTGACTACGGAACTTGCGCCACCGATCCGCGCGTCAGTCAGCGGATTAACATGGTAATTGAGCGACTCCTGCCAGCGCTTAACCCAGAGAAGACCATTGGCCGTTACATCTTCCCGATTGTGTCTAACACGATCACGATGCCACGCGACATTAAGACCGTGCTAGCCGCTTTCATTGAGTTCCCGCAAGCGCCCATTCATCCTGGTTTTTGTCCCTGCGACCTTCGGCAGCTGGTCGACATCCGAAGCCGGTGGTATGACTTCCTGCCTGGCGGCCCGGTTCATTTTACCGGTGCCGCGCCCAATGTGATCAGCGATCTGGGCAGCGGATTTTCGACCTTTGACGACATCACGCCCGATCGGCCCTGCATCCTGCGAGTCTATGCGGATGTCCCGCAGGCCACGCTTGAGGGCTACGTCTACGTCAGCGCGCTCGACGTTAATAGTAACCCGATCCAGACACTCGATAACGGGTTTTACCGGAACGTCGACATGATTCCGATTCCGATCCTCGGTCAGGACCAGCCCTACTCCGATTCGCTCCTGGCCTATTCCCAAATACTTTCGGTCAACAAAGATCCGAGCGCCTCACGGATTAAGCTCTTTGCCGTCGATCCCGCGCTTGACCCGAGCGATCCGCTGGCGCAACGACCGATTGCAGTCTACGGGCCGGATGAACTAGCTCCTGACTATCGCCGATACAAACTCAATTGGTGCATCTTAGATGGCGAGCAAGCGCAAATGGTTGTGGTCGCCAAGCGCTACTTCATTCCCACCAATGACCCTGATGCCGACTTGATCATCACCAACATCGGCGCGCTCAAAAATGGATTGCAAGCCCTCAAGTACGAGGACGCTGGAAGCGATCAGTTAGCCGATAGCCATTGGAAACGGGCGCTGGCGATTCTCGATACCGACACCAAGGATTACGACGGCGACTACAAGGCAACTCCCCAGGTGCAAAGCTCCTGCTGGGGCGGAGGTGATATATGGAATCTGCACTGACCAAAGATTTCCTCATCTGCTCTTACCCCCGCAGCCGGACGCTTTGGCTCTCGAAATTTCTGACTCGTTCAGGCGCTTGTTTTTGCGCGCATGAAGCAACCGAATTCGCTGCGTCGAGTACCGAATTCTGGGCCAATGCGGATAAGGTCAGAGCCGAAACCGGCTGGCCGATCTTCGGCAACTCCGACTCAGCGAACATTTTCGTTTTACCGGCACTGCTCGCAGCCAGGCCGATGACCAAAGTGCTCTGGATCGAGCGGCCGATCACCGAAGTTAAACGCTCCATGATCCGAGCTGGGTTCGAGCTAGCGGACTCTACCGCCGAAAAATTGGTTTATTTGCGCGGTCGTTATCAGGAACTGTTTGATTATGTCATAACCTACAAGAATCTGGCAGACCTCGATTACTGCCGGTGGCTCTGGGACTACCTGCTCGGGGCCCATGCAAGCTTCGAGTACGGCTGGTGGCAGTCGATGGATCAAACCCGGATCGCTTACGACGCGACGACCAATCCGCCGAAGCTCAGAAAGACCGCGAAATTTTTGCAGTTCATCAACGATATGGAGAGGCCGACCCAATGGCATACGCAGCGATAATCGGAACGCTAGTCAACGTGGGGATGGACATCTTCAACCAGTCCCAGAAGGGCGGTGGCAGCAGTGCGTATCCCCACCAGCTGCAAGGTGCGGCGGATCGGTTCCTGACGCCGTTCACCAACCAGAACTACTGGAATCTTGACCTGCCAGGGATGGCGACTCAATCGCTGGACTACGGTTACGCCAACGCTCCGAACCTTAACCAGTTCAACATGCAGCAGCTGCAAAAGCTGCTGGGGCAGGCCCTACCAGGTTATCAGCAGATGATGACCACAGCGACGGGCAATACCCAATCGCTTCTGCAAGGTATTATTCCTGCCGATGTTCAAAACCAGATCCAGCGCACGACCGCACAGCAAGCTATGGCGGGAGGCTTCGCCGGAAGTGGCGCGGCGGCGAGCTTAACCGCGCGCGACCTAGGGCTAACCAGTTTGCAACTCCAGCAGACCGGTCAGAGTCAGATGACATCACTGATCGGTACCGCGCGCAATTATCTGATGCCGCAGCCGGTCAGCCCGACCAGTCTTTTGCCGCTTAGTGATTTGATCGGCGGCGCGGAGTGGAGTAAGTCGGCGACCTTCCAAGCTAACCAGGCGGCTTACACGGCTTTCGCAAATGCCTTGGCGGCTCAGTACGGCCAGCCGCAGCAATCGGTCATGGGCGGTATTGGCGGCGACATTTCAAGCCTGGTCGGTGCTCTTGGTAAACAGAATCCCAGCACCGGCCAAAGCGGATTGAGTTCGCTCTTCTCGATGTTTGGCGGCGGATCTGGCGTAAGCGGTATTTCGAGCATTGGCGCAAATGTCGGAAGCGGGGGAAGTGGAAGCTACACGCCTGTTACCTTCGGATAAAAGACTATGGCTGAAGGAATGTATGAAGCGCAAACCGGTGGGTTCCCGAGTGTAGCGGTCCCGCACTCCGATCTGGGCGCGCCTTACATCATTAAGCCCGAGGATTGGTACCGGATGTTTGAGGCTACCGGGGGAGTGACCGGCTCGATTCTTCCAGAGATAACCAAGGTTACTCAGGCCGGTACGAGCCTGATTGATAACGCTTACAACCAGCAGCTCGAACACCAGAAGGCGATCGCAACCAACGCGGAGACCTTAGCGCGCGGCAAGTATTACGACGCTGAAGCCCAGAACATCTCCGGGCAGGCCGATCTCAATTTGGCGCTCAAAGCTCAAGAGGTTCAGCGGGGCGATCTTAATAACAAGATCCTGGGCCACACCGCGCAGACTTCCCAGTGGGCGATGGATAACGAGCAGAAGGCGCTCGATGACTTTGGCGCGTGGCGTGATGAGATCAAAAACGTTGATCCAAAGGCCACCGATTACGACCAAAAGATTGCCGACATTAACGCGCGCCACCCGGAAGCGAGCACTAACCCGACGACCCAGAAACTGATCACTCCTTACATCGCTCAGCACAACACCACGCGCAGCCAGGACGACAACATCAACATCCTGACTAACCAGCTCAAAACCCTGCAAGATCCGGCTAACGCTCAGTATCTTCCGCCAGGTTTTAAGGCGCGCGAGACGGTGCAGCAAGGCGGCGGCGCGGCGGCCATCGATGCGATGAACCGGCAAAAGATCACCCAGCAATATCAGACGGTGCGCCCTTATGCGAGCCCGACTGAACGGACCTGGATCGATAACGAGATTACCCGGCTCAATGGTACGACGGGGCGTGAGGTTGGAGCGGAGAACGTCTCGCCCGATGCGAACATGCTCACCCCGCAAGGCGCACTCAATCCCGATTCCCAAGCCAACCTGGCTTACCTGCAAAACAAGTATCAGGCGAAGGCACCTCCGACTAAGACTGTCACGACCAAACAGGCTGAGACTAAGACCACTCCTGAGACGACGACCACTTACACGGTGCCGATGTCGGAAGCCGAACAGGCGCAAGCACAGACTCCGACAGCACCGCCATCGGTCAACATGGACGTGCAACAGGCGATGCAAGGCACTAAGGCGTGGGGCTGGGTCGCCGAGCAGATCCAGCAAAACAAAATCCAAGCTCCGCCTAACCAAACTCCTGCAGAGCAAAACCAGTGGGTAGCTCAGCAATGGCTGGCCCGAATGCAAGCGACGAACGAGCCGATACCAAAGGCTGTTCAGGACCAAATTGATCGGGCCAAAGGTCCTCAGCCGGAGCCTAAGCCGGGCGAAACGCCGGTACCACCGCCGCAGACTCAACCGACCGGCAAAGCACAGAAGCCAGTTCGTGCGCGCCGAGGGGTGCCGCTCTCCGAAGCCGGAGAGGAAACCAATCTGCCGAACGCTTACGCGAGCGCGACTCCTCCACCAGCTGAAGGCGAGGCGACTCCGGTCCCGGTGCATTTGGCTAGCGAGACTCAAGTTCAGGGAGCGCCGCAGCCTTACACCATTCCCGGTGATGCTCGCCAGGCGGATTGGAGCAATTTCAAGTTTGGTCCGGCCACCACTTTTGGCCTCAATTACGACGGCTCGATTGATCAAAAGGACAATGGTCAAGGTGCGATGGGCCATAACACCCGAGACAAGCGTTTGGTTGGAGCAAGTATCAGCGTAACCGACATGCAACGGACCTTCGGTGCTAATGTGGTTCGGCTCCAATCTGACGGCTCTTACAAGACTGATCCCCAATTCGCTCAGGCCGCGCGCAACGGCGATGTCCAGGTCCAGATCGTCAGCCCGGATGGGAAGATGATTCAGATGCCGATTGTGGACGTTGGTCCAGGTGCGAGCACGCATAACCGAATCGATTTAACCTACGCGGCCAGCCATCTGTTCGGGACCAAAGGCAAGACGATCCTTGGTTACCAATTTGTCGATCGCTATGGCCGCCCCCTCACAACCGGCTGAGTTACCAACTCCAACCGAATTACCACCGGAGCTAGGTGCTCAACCGACCGCTCCTGAGAGTGTGCTCGCGCCTTACGCGGGCGAGCTGCTCAAGCAGACGCGCGCCACGGCTCCTGCCAACGCCGACATCCCAGCTCTTTCTGATGCTGCCGGAGCGCTCTTAGAGAAGCAAAAGCAATCAGGCGCTTGGGCGGCAGCGCCTTACGCCGGTATCTACGCGGCAGGCAAAACGCTCTCCAGTTGGGCTACTGAACCGCTCTTAAATAGCGCCGACGTGCTGGACCCTTCCTACAAATACATGAGCAGCACGCCTGAACGGCTCCAAGAATTGAAGTCGGCGGCCCAGAGCGAGTACGCCGCGATCAATGACAAAGATTTCCAGCATCACAAGTACAACGACGAAGCCAGGATGAGCGCGCTTCGGGGCGACATGAGCGCGATCGACCGCGCCATGCAGCGCAAGGTTGAGCCAAACGCACCAAATACCTTTCAAGAGAACATTGCTGGGACACTCCGGGCCGAGGTCGATCCCAACCAGCAACCGCGCACCAGTTTGTTAGGTGAGACAGTCGCTCCCGACAAACCTTGGACCCCGCCCAGCCCGCTTTACGCCGACACCTGGCAATCGAAAATCGCTTCCGGTTTAGGCGGAATGTTGCCCTATGTCGCTACCGGAATGCTCGGCGAAACAATGGGCGCAGCGGCTGAGCTAGGAGGCTTCACGGCTCAGAGCGCAGCCGGTATGCGCGAACAAGCCAAAACTGCCGGACTACCCGAAGAACAACAGCAAAAGGCGGCGCAGATGGGAGCACTCGAAGGGCCCATCAACATGGCCACCTTCCGCGCGATGAACATGATGCCTTGGCTCAAGGGCGAAGGCTCGCGCACAGTCGGCGAGTTTCTGCAAAATACCGCCAAGCGGGCAGCGACCTTTGAGGTGGGCAGCGAAGCCCAGCGGATCGCCGACAACGTGGTTGTTCAAGCCAGCGGTATCGATCCGAAGCGCAAATGGAGCGAAGGCTTAGGCCAGGACCTGGTGACCAACGCAGTGACCGGCGTTCTATTTTCCGGTATCGCCGAAGGCCCGAGTTTCGCGCTTAAAGCGATGGGTAAAGCCAGGGGCCAAGTCTATCAAGGCGCTCCCGGCGCGCAGCCCGAAGGTACCATTCCAGGAGAACGCACTGCAACCGGTGAACCGGTCACCCCTGGTGCCGCGATTCCGACGCAAGAAGAGGCAGCCAAGCAACGAGCCGAAGCCCAACAAACGGCGTTTGCCGCTTTTGAGCCAGGCGCACCAGAAGCCCCGCCAGGCTCGCCAGAATCGCCGCTAGCGCGTCGAGCAGTCGAGCCGGTAGTTCCAGCTACCGCAGCCGAGGAAGCGCCTCCTACGCGCGCACAGATCAGTGACCACCTCGATCAGGTTGAGGAAGAGCTGGGACCTAGAGGCCGCGCTTTACTGGCTGACCAGCGCACGTTACCCCGTCGCTATGACGAACTCTTGGCAGCCAACGGACAGAACCGGAACAATTTCAAAGTTATTTACGATACCGATACCGGCGACATCATTGTTAACCCTAACAACATCACCTCCCGAGCCGAACTCAATGATGCGCTGGTGCGCACGGTCTTACCGGAGAGCTTGCGCGACAAGGCGACGATCATTCCGGTCGATTCGTTTCACGATCACGCGGCTGACCCAGCGATTGCCGATATGCTGGCCGAGGACCCTAACAGTGATCAGACCAAGTGGGCCGTAGCCAACCCGGCTACCGGCCAGGTTTACATCAATGCCGGCAAAGCTGCGCAAGACCCGGCGAACGGCGTGCGCGAGGCGTTCAAGAGCGCCGTACACGAGATTGCCGGTCACAATGGAATTCGGCGCCTATTCACTGACCCGGAGTTTTTGCGCGATGAATTCGTGCGCATCTACAACGGGATGGAGCAAGGCGGAATGGGCCAGCAGATCGCTTCGATGTTCGGTCACACCATGGAAAGTTTGGCCCGCGAGTACGCCTTTGGCACAGAACGACCCGATGGTTCCTGGGCAATGGATAACTGGGCCAAGGCGCAGATGGGTGATGAACTCTTGGCTCGGTACGCAGAACGCTTCAGTGTGGCCGAACTGGACCGGGCCCCGAACGTCATCCAGAAAATGGTTGGAATGGTTCGCGACGGACTGCTCACGCACATGGGCCTCAAATTCAATGACACCGAAGCTTTCGATCTGATTCGCAAAAGCTGGAAGGCAGCTGACCCCGAAAGAATTCCTTCTAGCGTTACCGCGCTCCAAGCGCGTAGAATATCCAGGAGTTATGTTGACCCCAGAGATGAATCCCAGCGGGCGGTTGAACGCTCCACCCGAGAGTTCTTCGATGTCGCCCGAAGAGTTTCAGAAAGCGGACGCCCAGTTGAGCCAGAACATGGAAATGGGACAAGCGTTCAGCAGATCCTCGACTCGTCCGATCGACTCGGTGCTCACGCCCGGAGCACTGGCCGAATCTACGATGACGGCACGCTCGGCGCGCGCACGTCGCGGAGCCGACCAGTTGGGGACAATGCCGAGCATGTCCTCTATGACCCAATCGAGCCTGGGCGGAATCGATACCTCATTAAAACCAACCAGCCCGGAGGCTGGTACGGCCCCTACGGACTCAGCGCCGCAAAAGTCGGTAGCGGGCTCAACGCCGAGACCGCCCCGGCGTTCCATCCAGAGAATGTCCGCGCGGGCCGCTACGACCAAAACGCCGCCACTGCAGAGCAATACGCCACAAGGCTTGGGTTAAGTAACCAGCTCTTCAACACCGGCTACCAGTTGGAAGGCTTTAAGCATGAGCCGGTCAACGACATCTGGAGCTATGTGGTTAGCCAGCCCCGATTCGATAACCACAGGCTCGCGACCTACGAAGAGATCGCCCGCTACATGTCTGAGCGCGGGTTTGAACCACTTGATGATCGGACCTATTACGATCCGCAACGCCAGATCGGCGTTTTCGACGCCCATCCCGGCAACGTGCTCACTCATAATGACACCGGCAAAGTGCAGCCGGTCGATGTTATCCCAATGCGGCTGGGCGGAGAATTCGCTGATCATTTCGCCAAGCTCCTCGATGATCCAGCCAGGCTGCAGGGAGTCGACGTCGCAGCGCTGGAGCGCCAGCTGGCTGGAATGGGAATTGATGTCGACTTGACTAGGCCGACGCCGGAACAAGCAGTCCAGGAAAAGGAAGCTGCAGCTCAACTCGAAGCCCAACGGCAAACCGAGGAAGCCCAGCTCATCGCCAAGAACCGAGCGCAAGGCGGAAACCTCTCGCCCGAAGAACGGGCCCGGTTGGATGAACTCCAATTCGGATTAACCTACAAACGCGATGTTGAGAGCGAACTCGGACCCGGCACTGAAGAGGTCCCTAAACAAGTCTTGAAAGTCGCTCAAGCCACCATCGACGCGATGAGCCCAGGCCAGGCCCTCCGCGAAGCGGCTCGCAAGACGATCAAAAACCCTCTTGATCCGGTCGCGGTGCGAGCTGCAGCAGCTTCCCCGACTCAAGCGGTCTACGAGAAAACCGGTAAGCGAGTTTGGGAACCGCAGGCCGAAGCGATTTACCGGGAGAACAATAACGATGTCGGCCAGGTCGCACGCGCGTTGATGAGTGACAAGTACGGGAGTGACACCAGCGCCTACACTTACGCCCAAGTGGTCAATGATCTGCGCGATATGCGTGCCGCTAACGCTGGGTTTCCAGTCTACCAGGCGCAACTCGACGCGCTCAACTCCCGGCTCAACAAATGGTTCTTCGATAAAGGAACCGAGTGGGGCCAGGAAGGCGCGGCGCGCAACAATGCCTGGTACGGCCATGACGGAGTTCTTTCGAAGTACCAGAAACAGATCGCCGACGAAAACGAAAAGAAGGTCCGGCGCGATCCCGGTTTCCGCGATGCAGTCGATAAGACTCGTGACCAGCTCCGGCTAGTTGGCGAGCGAGCCATCGAAGATGCCAAGCCGGTAATCGAGAAAGCCCAGGAAGCGCACGACCGGGCGATGCCATACCGGATTGCTGAGGCTCTGACCGATGAAGTTGCGCGCGCCATGAAGCTGGCTGGTGAAGGTGCCAATGTGCCTCCTGATTTCATTCAGAGATTCGAGAATTCCGTCAAGGCGCAGATCCGCCAGCAGCTACCCAAGATCGATCGCTTGACTCTGCAGAAAATTTCGGAAACTGATCGGGCGCGCCAGGTCATCTATTCTTGGGACACCTACCGTGAAGTTTATGAGCGGGCCATCGATGAGATGCGTCATGGCATGGATGAAAACTCTTTGAGTTTGTTTTTGCAAAACCTCGATCGCAATCTCGATACGCCGCTGGGCGAAGGACGGCTCAAAGGAGTCTTGCGCGAAGCCGGGGTGAAGATCGATGACTTGGTGCGTCAGCACCGGGCTAATGTTGGTTCGACCGCGCTCACTCTTGCGCAGACTTTGAGCGAAGGCTCGCATCTGACTAGCCAGCAATCCTTAGCTTTGCAGCGGGTGATCGAAACCCATATCGCAACGGCGGTCAACCAAAAGACGCGGAAGGTTTTCGACGACATTATCTCCAGAGCCAACAATGGAAATCCGCTCAAGAGCGGTCGACCCATCACGATGAAACGGCTCGTTGACCTGGTGAACATGGGCGCTTTCGACGATCGCCAGGTGACCGAAGCGCTGGCTCCCGTTTTCGGTGCGAAGAGTTTTGATCCGGAAGTTTCTGCGCGAATCAGAGCGCTCGGTGACCAGCTCGAAGAGATCAAACGTCAAGGCCGAGGATCTGCCGCAATCCTTGCCAATATCCAAGAGATGCAACGGGCGCTGGCTCGCTGGCGATTTGATTCGATGGGCCCAGGCAAGCAAGCCGGGGAAATGGCGATGAACATGTACATGGGCAATCTCTTAAGCGGGATTCCCACGCACGTGGTAGCGCTCACGAGCGATTTCTTTAATGGCATGGGCAATGTCGCCACCAGGCTGCTTGCGACCAGGCAATTTGAAGCTTTCCCCGAAGTCCTTTACGCCATCGGTAAAGGATTCGCCCGCGGCGCTGACACTTTCGCTTCCATCATGCGCACCGGCTACGACCCAGCCAGTAACGTCGATCCCAACGATCTGCTCAACGGCGGTAAACGCTACATTTCGCCGGTCAATAGCCTTGAGACTGATCCCAGCCAGCGGATTTTGAAGAAGTACGGCCTCCAAGTTTTGGGAATGCCGATCGATTGGTACAAATACATCGGGCGCTCGATCACCGCTGCCCACTCTCTCATGTACGAAGGCTGGTCCGCGCCGATCAAATATCTCTCGGCTTACGATGCGATCCGCAAAGACGGATCTTTGAGCCAAGGCGAAGCGCTTAAATCCGCTCACGAAGCGATGTGGGGTGATGAAGCGCGCGTCCAGGCGGCAAAACAACAAGCCGCCGCTGAAGGACTCACCGGCCAGCAGGCGCGGTTGCGTACCCAGGAAATTATCGATTCAACCCTTGACCAGGGAATTCGCGACATCGGCGACTACTACGGCAGACACACGATCTACACCCAGAATCCGCAAGGGCTCTTGGGTAGCGTAGGACGGCTCTTGAATCAGCTCGCTCGCGAACACCCGGCAGCGCGGATCGTCGCTCCATTTACGACCGTTGTCAGTAACCTGCTCAATAACAGTTTAGACTACAGCCCGGTCGGGCTCTTGCGCGGGCGCTCGCTCGAAACCGCTGAGAAATATCTGACCAGCGGCGGCGAGAAAATGAGCGATGCGCAGCTGAACATGTTGCGCAACGATCTGCTCATCAAAGGCTTCATGGGTACCGCGCTCACCGCTTCATTCTATCTCTTAGCTAAACAAATGGGTTGGCAGATTTCCGGCGCTGGGCCCTCCGATCCAAGGCTGATTAAACAGATGCGCGCCAACGGCTGGATTCCAAACTCGATCCGATTCGGTAACACCTACATTCCTTTCGAGTCGACCCCGCTGGCGGTTCCATTCGGTATGATCGGCGCGTATGAAGATGCGCAGCGCTACGAGAAACAAACCAACGCTTTCAAGTCGCTCCTCTACACCGCTTCCAACGGCGCGGCTTCAATCGTCGACCGAAGCTATTTGAAGGGCGTGACTCAGCTCCTCGACGCCTTCCATGGCCGAGCCGATGCCACCGGAGCCGTCAACGCGATGCAAAACGAGATTGCTTCGATGAAGAATTTTATCCCCGTTGTCGGCTCCAATTTCGCGACTCAGTTCTACCGCCAGTTTGTTGATAACAAGATGTACCAACCTAACTCGGACGCGGACGGGCCACAGGCAGCCATGCAGACGCTTCTGCGCGACGTGCCTTTTACCTCTGGCGCGTTTGGCGCTCAGCCCAGGCTCAATATCTTAGGCGAACCAGTCCGCACCAGCCCGCTCACGCACCGCTTCTGGTCGACCGGCACTGACGACAGGGTCTGGAATTGGCTCACTGAACAGGATGTGCCAATCGGTAAACCATCCAAGCAAACCAAGCTCTTGGGCGATCCAATGACTGACGCCCAGTTCTATGATTACAGCGCTTTCCGGGGCCAGACCGTCAAACAGTCGATCTACGATCAGATGGATAATTTGACCAAGCTCGATCCCGATGAGCGCAAGAAAGCGATCCAGAAAATCGAGAACCGCGCGGATGCGTTGGCCAAGCAGCAGCTGATCAAGGGCGAGAAGCCCGATCTGAATTTGCAGCCCGGTCGCTAGCTTCTTTCCAGGCTTGGTCGGTTGGTTCTTTCAGAAACCCGAGCCGATAAAAAATTGTGAGCTGGTAGTCGCGCGCCCCACGGCACAGATGCGTCTGCGGCTTGCCTGAGAGGCTTGGATGATGGCAAATCTGGCTCGCGCGTGTGATGCAACGCTCGATCACGCTGGATGCCAAGCGCTCGTCGACATAGCGCCCACGCTCATCGGTCCGCAATACGCAAGACGCGCATTGCTTTGGCATCACCGGCCAGTCGCGGGTGTCTTTCTTCCTTCGGCGCATAAAAAAAAGACCCGGAGCAAGTTTCCCCACTCCGGGCCAACCAACAGCGTCACTGAACCAACAATGACGTGTCGAAATCCTATTAACATAGGGTTAATGTCGGGTCAATCTCGGAGAACCTCATTCGCCTCCGTTTTGCTGGCCATTGACGGAAACTGGTGGCTGCTCAACCAACACACTTCGAACATCACGAAACGCGATGAAGGAAGCCGCTCCCCCTTCAAATACGATCAGATGTCCCGTATCAGGCGGAAAATAAATCCAATCTGGACGGGTCACCCTAATCAGGGTCCCACCGCTGGTTTCAATCAGAAATGGCCGAAATGGCCGATAAGCTGCCTGTTTGTGAATCTGCTCAATCATTCTCGTCTTTCTAAACCTAATAGGTTTTATTGCCCCCGGCAATACCGAACCAGTCCGGGCAGCTCTAACTCCAGGCTCCGAGTAATCTGTTCAATGTAATCACCGGGATCGAGCCGGATCTGGTAAGGCTCAAAACTGATCGCCATCAGCTTGGCAAAGCTCGGAACGTCAATCACCTCCGGGACACTCACGCTTTCGCCGCTAGAGTTGGTGGCCAGGACCAGCCCATAGCCGCACAACAGGCCATTGCGGATCTTGAATCGCGGCCAGACGGGCTCTCGCAACAGCCCGTTATCATCTACCCAGATGTCCAGGTCCAGCTTGCAACCAGCGTAGGGCGCACCTAACCGGCACACGGTAAAGCAATCGCACATCAGCACTTGATGCCATACGTGGATTTCGTTCACGATTTCAATCGCGTGGACCTGCGCCTTGAACGGATCGATGAAAAAGCCTCGCAAGAATTTCGTTTTCATTTCAATCGAGCCCTTCGCCATCACCTAGATGTAGTATGGCTACTTGACGCCCTTTCTCGTCCAGCTTGGCCAGATAAGCGCGAATCTGCGGTTTACGCGAGTTTCTGCCTGCCTGATACGCTTGTGGGTAGCCTTCCTCGCGACCCTGTTTCTGGCCTACTGCCAGTCCGGCTAGGAAGCCGATAATTGCGCCTACTAATAATCCTATCATTGGTTCTTTCGTTGTTGGTTCGCTGGTTAGTTCCAGCAGTCTGGCGACCGTCTAGCCCGATCGCCAGCATAGCTAAAACTTCCGTCCGTGACCTCGTGGTTGCTTGGTCAAGGTCGCGTTATGCGCCTTGGCCATCCGCATCGTTAGCCCTCGGGAGTGATGCTCCGTGTGATTATGCACCTTGGCCACGTGCACCGTTCCGAACGCTATGGTGCCAGCGCCGAGCAAGTGGATTATTCCTCTCATCCGCGCCTTTCTGCTAACTGCACTTGGTAGCTGTCCAGTTCGCCTGTCACCCGTTCAAATGCCGCTACCGCTTCCTCGATTCGCCCGACCGTCACGACCTCGCCTTCACCCCAGGCCAGCCAGTAGCCTCTGGAGCGCTCAAGCTTATGCAATCGACCGTAGTGAGCAGCGCCCTTCACGATCACATAGTCGTGGACTAGGAGCGTCACATCGACCATTCCGAATACGTTCATCTGTTTGGTTCTTTCTTTACTGTTGGTTTTTGCAAGAGTCGCACAGTTTCTGATAACCATGCGACTCTTGGATTTTGGACGGCCTTAAGCCGCTACTAATTCAGGCGTTTCCACCTTGGCTCGCTTGCCTCGCTTGCTCGTTATCGGAGCACTCGGCTCGGCGAAGATTGGTTTGGTCGCTTGCAATATCCAGGCGATCTCCGCATGCAATTGGCGCTTGGTCGCCTTCCCGATCCAGCCGGAATTGTCCGTGCCTAGGATCTTATGATTCAGCTCGTTCACACGGTCCCGCAGCGTACCCAACTCGCAGGGATCATAGAGGTTTCCGATTTCGCTTCTCGTCATAGTTTTTTTCAGTTTCTTTTCTGTTGGTTGCAGCTTCACTGCTGCCTACTGGCCATCCGTAGACGGCCAGTGTGGCAACTGTCCTTATCTGCCCAGGATAAAGTTGATCGCCTTGTCAGCTTGGCTCGCCGCCGTCACTAGCACGGTCGGGTCCTCCTTCAGCCTGCCTAGCCAGTTCTGCAGATAGGCCACGCTGTTGCGTTCGACCTGCTCATAGGTCCCACACATGTGGTCCAGACCACACGCTCCGATCTCCGCCACCAGTTCTTCCTTCCGATAAAAATCGTCACCATGGCTCTTGCCGAAGGTCCGATTTAACCGGCTCTGGCTTCCCGTCGAATGGACCAGCTCATGGAATAGGACGTTGTAGTAAGCCGCCGAACTCACAAAGCTGCCACGCTTGGGCATCTCGATTTTATCCACTGCTGGCATATAGTGAGCATGCTGGAACCCATGTTTCACTTGCGGGCCTCTGTCGCTGTAACCTTTGACGATTCGCTCAGCGGACAGGATCTCTGGATTGATCGGTTCAGCACTCGGCAGTCCGTCGCAATCACTCGCATTAATTACCGTGTAGTAGCGCATCAAGTAACCCATGCGCTCTTCCTTGGTTCCATCGGCCAGTTTCTTCTCGTAGGGCTCACGCTTCACAAAGAGAATTGGCCATCGTTCCGCATCCGTCTTGATCTCTGCGCCAAGCTCCTTGGCTTGGTTGTAGGTGAGGAACCGCTTGTCCTCATATCCGCTATAGGCCAGCATCATTGCATTGATGCCAGTGTATTCGCGGCCCTTGATATTACGCGCCGCTTGGGATGCCACTCGCCACGGCTTCTGCCAGGGCAACACTTGGCTAGTCTCGATTAACTCGATGAGTCGGTTAGTTACAATTTCGATTGGTTTCATTTTGTTGGTTCTGCTGTTGGTTGTTAGTCGTTGTAGCCAAACGCAAACCTAGTCACGATCGGCTGGTACCCGGTTATGTGTGAGCGTCCAGTCTCAAACTCGGCTAACACCACTCGTTGCCGATCGGCCCTTGGAAGTGCCAAATAGTCAGCCGGAGACAGCTCTATGATTCGCGTGCTCCAGTGTCCACCTATCCGAACGCTCATGCTCCCGTCCTCATGCATCACAAGCTTGTTTGGTGAGTAGCGCATTCCTATTTGCCCTCCTCGCTACCCAGAACTTCGTTCCACGTGAGCGTAATGAGTGAATCGCTCACCTCGTCGTAGACTATCGCCTTGATCTGTTGGTTCATTTTGGTTCGCTTACTGTTGGTTTGCTGGAATTTTTGTCCAGTGAGCCAATGTTCCACACTTCAACCAAAACTGTCAAATCCTAACAGGTTCTGACAACGACTTACATAGTAAAATTGCCGAATTTAGTTCGCTTGACTGGCTCAACTCACGCTCGCCATAATGCGATCACATCACACACTTGCCTGGCCGCCAGTGGAGGCCCGCGTAGCATTATGCGCAAACGCATCACGTTGACGTAGTACGCGCTTTGGCGCTATCGTTGCGCATCATGAGCGCGCCCCTCTTCCGCAAACGCTCCGATGTGCCGTGGGCATTCGTTCGCGAGCTTTGGGAACAAGGCAAAACTTGCTACGCAATCGCCGATCTGTTCAAAATTCCACCAACTACAGTTTTCGACAGAGCTAAACGCGAAGGCTGGCCAAGGCTCGTCAAACGCACCAAACGCGCAAACGGTACGCTTCTTCCTCGCGCTCAACGCGACTTGGACGGCTTCACTAAAGACCAATTCGAAATCCTCGTGAAACGAGCTTTCCGTCACCTCAAAGCGCTACCAGATAAGCAACTCATTAATCACATGGCAGAAATTCGCTCTCTCCATGACGTGTGCGCACGGACCTTTGGCTGGAATGCAGTCCAATCAACGCGCGCGAACGGTTCGCGTAAATCGGGCCGGACGCGCAGCTCGCGCTCGCCTGACTACACGCACGAGGATGACTCACTGGATTCTGAGACTGGTCACACTCCCTAGGGACTACAATAGATCCGCCATCATTCGGCCAGCTTTGGCCTTGCCATTAGCTCGGCACGATTAGCTCGTAAGCAGCTCGGCATCAGGATGATGCACAAGGAAACCGATAGTTCGTGTGCGACCGTCCCCCCGTCGACGGGTGGGCAGGAAACGCGCGACGCCGCCTCACCCGATACCCCAGGTTGGATAGATTCTTATTTTCTGTGGTGAGACGAGAATCCTTTTTTTTGGAGGTGACTGATTATCCGATTATCGGAAGTCGATAATTTGGTTTGGAAACGAGGGATCTAGGCATAGGAGTTCCTCACCGGGGGCTTACGGTTTTGGGATGGGACGAGCTTGCTCGCTCCGCTGGGTGCTCCGCACGGCCAAAGGATCTACGATCCTCTGGACACCTTCTGCCGGTACCGCTTCGCTACCGTCGCGCTAGCGCTCCGGCCCGGTATGCCGTAGGCGTTTTTTTTTCTTTGGTCGATGAAATTCGCGGCAGCGCTTTCGCTGGCCACGTCAGTGAGGGGACTATTCTACTAAAAGGAGTCAAGGATAGAGTCGAGCAAAAACGATATTATCGATGAAGTAGTGGGTGAGTATTGATTAAATCGATGTGACAAAAGCTGTTAGGATTTGATAGGAATTGTTCCTCGTGGAACATGTCTTCGGGAAAATGGATATAAGACTGAAGTCCAATATTTCTGGTATTAATAGGTTTGACAGAAACTGATGGCTATTACTAGGTTTTGTAGGGACCCCCTATGAGCGAAGAAGGAGAACGAGTTAAATCACGGATGCAGGAGATCGGGCGGCATGTGAACTCACGCATCCCGAAGGGCTGGGGTTTTGTGGTGTTGTGTTTTACCTACGGTCCTGGTGGGGAAATGCATTACGTAGCCAGTAGCGAGCGGCTCGACATCGTACAGGCGATGCGGGAATGGATTCAGATTACTCGGGCTGGCTATGCGACTCATCAGGCTGATGAAGAGAGTGCGCTTAAAAACGAGTTTGAATTTTGGTGGGCTGAACAACTCAAGCGGCAAGAGACCAGCAGTTTCCGGGAAGAGATGGAAGCCTGGAGAGAAGTCGCCTACGACGCATTTGTAGCCGGGATGGAATTTGAGAACGAGAAAGGACACTCGACCGATGACTGAACAAGAAGCCGCATTCTGGGCAAAAAGATGCGCGTTTCCTTATCTGCCGGAACCGATTGGAGAGTTTGAGGTTAACGGCAGCGAGGTGCCCGTGTGGCTGCGCAAGGTGGGTCAATGGGATCAGAGGCTCTTGCACCTGGAGACTTTGAAAGAGCACGGTGGCTCGATTGTGATTGCTGGCCGGAGCCGGTTAGAGAAGGGCGTTGTTCTCTATCTCTTTGGGCTACGCGGAGTGGAAGAGACCCGTAAGATCCGCTCGACTGGACTCATTCTGCTTCCCCTGACTATCGAGGCCGAAGCGGTGGCAGCGCGGATTATGTTTGCGCTGGTCAACGAGTTTGAATCGCTAGCGCGTAACCAGGGCGCTCAGATTGCCCGGCACTATGAAACGGAGGCCAGCTAGCAATGGATGAAGATTTTGAAGAAGTGCCTTCTCCCCCGGAAGCCTGGACTGAAGACCAGCTCAAAGATTTAAAGAGCTGCGCGATCAGTCTCTATCTCATGTACAAGGCGGTCGAGGCCCCGGAAGCCTACAAGGAAATGGTCGCCTTCAGCGCCAAGTGTTTAAGCGAGAAATGGGAGATGGAACGCCCGCGCGTCGAAGCGGCCTTGGGTGAGACCATGATGTTTTTAACCAAAGCCGATTGGTGCCACATCATTCTTAACCGGGGCGGCAACTACACCCATGCGGCCAACGCGGACCCCAAAGAGGTCAACGATAATGAAGCGCTTCTAGAGTTTTTCCAGGACGGCTTGGCGATGATTCCGCCCCGAAACGAATCGAAGATTATTTTACCATGAAGGAACAAAGCGAACATAACAAAACCAACGTCGAGGGCCTGGTGACCGTCTGGGTTGGACCAGAGATGAAAGAAGAACTGCGCGCGAAGTGTAAGACTTACGGGATCAGTCTATCCGCTGCGGCTCGATTCCTTTTCCGGCGCTGGTTAGCCGCTCAACAGAAAGTTTCCAGGGCGAAAGAGGGCTAGCTAGCAGTAAAAAAAAAGCGCTGGTCGAAATATTTTCAGCAGTTTCGGCCAGCGCTTGGACACATGGAAGGATCAAAAGAACAATGAGCACCAAAGCTCACAACAAAGTAGATGTCCGAGTTGAATCAATCAATCCAGAACTAGCAAAAAGTTACTTGAATAAAATGGGCAAGAACCGGCACGTGACCCAGCATCACCTCAAAACTTTAGTGCGGGACATGAAGGCCGGGCGCTGGGTTTTTAACGGTGACCCGATCCGGTTCAATGGCGAAAAATTAATCGACGGCCAGCACCGGCTCAACGCGCTAATCGAGAGTGGCAAAACGTTGGATTTTGTTGTTATTCGCCAATTGCCCAAGGAAGCTTTTGATACGATGTGGCGAGCCGGAGAAACCGTCCATCATCAAATGAACGATTACCTGCCTGACTCAATGAATGCGAAAGGCGATTACGATGACCCGGAGCGCCTGCAACGCCTACTTAAAATAGCCAGGGCGATCGAGGCGGTACTCCCCGAGGGCTGGCATTACGCCTGTATAATCAGTGACAAGGAGGTCACTGAAGCCAGCACCAACATGATTTTTAATAGCGAGAGCCCGGAAGTCAGTGAAGCGATGACCATCGAGTTGATCACCCGGTTCGCACGTGGCGTCCGGCCCAAACAAATATGACTCAGGTCATCCTCATTTTTATTAACGCCCTTCTCATTCTCTGTAACGTTGCGCTCTCGATTGGAGGTTGGCGTTTGATGCTCCGGGCCCGCGCTCATATGGCTCAGACCCAACTGAACCTAGAGGAGGCGGAGCGATTACTTGCTGTTGCTGCTGCCATGGGAAATTTCCCCCACTTGATTACCCATGAAAAAAAACAAAAACAAACACGTGGTACTTCGGTACCGGATTCTATCAATCCCTGGAGAAGGCAACCCAACTAGTTTCACCTTGCCGCGCTGTGTCGCCGAGTTAGCTGAGAAGAAGGCGCGCAAAAAAAAGATACCTTTAGCTGAACATCTATTTCAGATAATCGACCGGGATCTAGATATTCCGGTCCCTTTGAGCAAAGAACGGATCGAAGCCGGTCACAAACTCTGGATCGAAGAGTTCGAGCTGGTTCGGGCCTCAGGCAAGCCGTTTCGATTCGAAGTCGAGGTTGATTGGCCGCACGCCGACGAACTGGAAGCGCGAGCCCATAAAGAGAAACGCTCGCTACCGGAATATCTGATGTCAAAAATTGATTACCTCCTTATTGGATCTGTCACCCTGCTCCTGGCGGGCCTTTATGATAACCTGATATGAGCGAAGAAGAACTGCTTGAACAAGTTGCCCAAGCCTTACTCAAAGCCGAGACGCGCGAAGACATTCGCGCAGCTCTGGCGCCCTTGAGCGCTGAGCAGCGGGCCGAACTCGGACTGGTATGAGCGCGGCTGAGATAACGATCAAGCGAGCTGAACCTCCCAAGAACGGCTGGCACGCGACTCTAGCCAACTACGGCGCTTACGGGATGACTTCCGCTCAGGCACTCGATAATTTAATTAGTCGCATGATCGATGACGTGATCGAAACCGAGAGCACGCGCATCGCTAACGAAATCGCAATTCAAAGCCGATGACTGACGAACTAACTTTTCGTTCGCGGCCACTGCCGCGTTACGGTGACGTAGTGAAGCGCTGGGATATGGGCATCGGCATGATCTACGCCGTGACCAAGGACGGCAGCCTCATGATCGCATTCGAGTCCGGTTGCGTGTGCTGCGGCTACCAAGGCTTAGAATACGTCGGTTCAATCTACGATCTGAATCACGAACAAACGGCGCGCGAAGCGCCTGCCCAAGGGCTGGACGCGGATGACTAGAGCTGAACATTTGGAGTGGTGTAAGCAGCGAGCACTGGAATATGTAGATGCGGGCCAGCTACAGAACGCTTTTGCATCGATGGGAAATGATCTGAATAAACACGATGAAACTAGGGATCACCCAGGCATCAAGCTTGGGCTACAAATGCTTATTATGGGGCAATTAAACGCACCGGAGTCCATGCGTCGATACATTGTAGGATTTCGTTAACGCCGTCGCCGCAAAAGCAACTGGAATGACCAACAAACCAATCTTGTGTCTGGACTTTGACGGCGTGATCCACGCTTACACCAGCCCCTGGACTAACCCGGAAACGATCTCTGATTCGGTCACGCCCGGTTTCTTTGATTGGGCTCAAGAGGCGGGCAAGCTCTTCCGGCTGGTCATCTATTCGAGCCGGAGCAAGAGTCCCGACGCGAAGTTTGAAATGAACAAATGGTTCTTGCGCGAATTCGCTGCCTACCGTGCTGCCGGTGGTAAAGCGGATTTGCCATCGATCGAGTTTGCTCACGAGAAGCCAGCCGCCTTTTTGACGATCGATGATCGGGCCGTTTGCTTCGACGGTGATTGGAACAATTTTGTTCCGGCCCGCATGCGAGCGTTCAAACCCTGGAACAAACGATGAGCGATGAAGAGACTGAAGCTTGGGTCGTGTGGAGCGAGGAACACGCAGCGTGGTGGGCCAGAGGTAAACGGGGTTATACAACGAGCCTCGCGTGCGCTGGCCGTTACAGCCCAGAAGAGGCACGAGCCATCTGCGCGAACGCCAACGCCTATTGCGCGCCCGGCACCTGGAATGAGTGCGCGATGCCGGACCCTTTACTGAAGGCCGAATGAAATGACGCACTCACACGAAGTCTTAGAGTCGGTTTCGATGCCGAAGCGGATCGCCAATTTGCCGCGCGATCCTGACCGGGGCTACCCAGTTCCCTTCTTTGTTGCCTATATCGATGGCAAACCCGATTTCCGCATTGCCGATGATGAGAAGCGCCTCCGGTGCATCAAAGAAAAACTGTGTTGGATCTGTGGCGAAAAACTGGGCCACTACATCGGCTTTGTGATTGGGCCGATGTGCACCATTAACCGGATCAGCACCGAGCCGCCCATGCACCGGGATTGCGCTAACTATAGCGTCCGGGTCTGCCCATTTCTGTTGAATCCAAATCAGAAACGCAATCCCAAGAAGGTCGATGTAGTGATCGATAACCCAGGCGGCATCATGATCAGTCGTAATCCGGGTTGCATGGTTTTGTGGATGGCTAACGGCTACGATTTGGTGCGCGATCGCGAGGGAAAAATATTGTGCGCAGTAGGTGATCCGACTGCGCTTTATTGGTATGCGGAAGGCCGAGCCGCGACCAGGGCCGAGGTCCTCGAATCGATTGAGACCGGTTTACCCATTTTACGTGAGCTAGCCCACGAACAGGGTCCGGCAGCCGAAGCCGCTCTGGAGCGAGCACTGGTGCGCGCCATGAACTTAGTCCCAAAATGAAGCCCAAACAGGAACGCCGCCGTCTGCGAGAGCTGTACGCGAAGATTCCAACCTTCAAATGCATCGAGGGTTGCACCGATTGCTGCGGGCCGGTCCCGGCCACACGCGAAGAGCGTCGGCTTAACCCCGAGTTTCTCCCCACCGCCGCCGACATCATTCACGTGCTGCAGAACGGCGCAGCGAGCCAGGAGGAACTTAAAGCCGCACCACGCCTGGCTGATTGGGCTTACGGCGCCGGATGCCTCTCCTGCCCTTACGAGATCGCGCACGGCGGTTGCGCGATCTACGATGACCGGCCATTCTTGTGCCGAATCTACGGCACGACCCAGAACCTGCCCTGCCCGCATGGCCGCGCACCGGAGAAGATGCTCTCTCTTGGAGAAGAGCGCTCGCTGATGCATTCCTACCTGGAGCTGTTCAAGTGAAGACAATAGAACAGTGGAAAGATGAACTAACCGAGTTCTTTCGTCGTCGTCCTGGCGCTTCTATGGCTGAGATAGCCAGGCTACTACCCGATGCCAGGGGCGAGCGCAGCCTGTGTGCAGACCAGGAAGGCACGATCCTGATTTGGCCGGATCTGGAGCAGAACCTGGTGACTGCCTTATGCCAAATGATGAATAGCGGAGAAATTGAAGTGAGGCCCTGCCATGTGCTGATCTACCTCATCGATGGTTGCGTGCTCCAAATGCCGATCGCCAAACAAATGAAGAGGCCATACAAAAAAACCCATTGGCTACCGGTCACTTTGTCCCTCAAATGAGCGACTTCGGTGGCCAGGACCAGCGCTTTTTCCGCTGGGGAGTTTCATAGTAAGCTAGGAATTAGCGGGTTGGGCGGAAGGAGGGTAGCCATCGACGTAGGATTTGCAACGCCCGCGCGGGGAGGGAGTAGTGGGAGCGGGCCAGCCATCGATGAAAGATTTAACGGAATGGGTTTTGGAGTGAGAGGGGGGAGGATAGGCGGTGACGTAGCTTTTGGCGATTGGAGTAGAAGCCTTGCTGGGAGGGGTGACGGCACCGGCTTGTCCACTGCCTGAACCACCGCTACCGCCGCCACCACCGCTGACGGGGATAGTCAGGAATTCGTAGGCACCCATATCCCACAAGCCATCGCCGCCGCGGGTATTACCATCGGGGTCGAGTTGGACGGAGTGGGTAGCGCCGTTGGGAGGAGAGGTAGCGGGATTAATGAGAGCGCGCCCGACGTTAATCCCGCGGGCGTTGGCGCCGAAGAAATGGAAATCGCCGCTATTGGGGGCTTTGAAGGGCGGGACGATATTGTAGAGAGCGCCAGGTTCACCTGTGGGATTGGAGGTGTCGTAGGCGTTATGGTCGTGGGCCCACCCGCCTTGGAAGCTGGCACTGGCCCCTACCAGGATATTGTTCTGGAACTCGCAGCCTGAGATGGTGCCGGTGCTGTTATCGAGTCTGGCACCCAAGGGGAGATGATAGATGGAGTTATTCCAGATATGGACATCGGTGGCGTTGGCGGCTTGATCGACCTCGAAGGCTCGAGCATTGGAGCTAGGCCAGTCGGCTGCGCCGAAGAGGCAGTTACCGTAGATCCAGGCGTGAGTGGTGTTGAAGTTAAGGAAGATGCCTTCGACGGTGAAATTGTAGCAGCGGTTATTACGGACAGTGACGTTGGTGCATTCGCCGAAACTTATCACGTTGGGATGCATGACACCTGGATTACCGGTGCCGGAATCGTGCAGCAGGCAACCTTCGATGAGCATGTTATTGAAGACACCGGCATTAACGGCAAAGAAGATAGAGGTGTCATGCGGACCACCGACCTCGCAGGAGGAAATCGAGTAATCGGACTTCAGTGGGGTGCCGGTGATGTCGAACCCGCGCATGTCGCCGACCTGGGCACTGATTCCCGGCCAGATGGAGATGCAGGAAATGTTCTTGAGCACGATGTGATCGGTAGGGTTGTTGCCGCTCCAAACACCGGCTTCGCCTCCTCCACTTCCTCCGGTGTTGCCCCATTTAACTAGGAAAGCAGAGGCCAGCCCAATCGGAGCGCTTCGCCCGTCGAGGGTGACGTACCGGACGGGGCTAGAAAGAGCGCCGATAGTAATTCCTACTCCACCGACAGCGTTGATAACGATCTGGGTTGTGGCAAAAGATGGGCTCCAGCCGGGAGCAGCTACGGGAACTGCATCGGAAGAGATCGCTCGCAATATCTGGATCGGCTGACCGGCTACTCCCCCTTTGTTGATTGGCAAAGCTTGATAGTTGCCGCCAGCTACCCAGATGTTGTCTCCAGATCTGACACTTACCCAATTGATGTTGGCGAATTCAGTGAAGGCGTTATTCCAATCGCTTCCGTCACCGGTTCCGGTGGCGGCTGTGCGGACGTAGAAATTAGGCATGTTTTTTTGGGTTTCTCTTGGGTTGGCGGGACGATTGGCTAATGATGATAACCTACCTCCCATACAGTTTCCAGAAGCTCTAGAACCAAACGACGCAAGATGATAACTGACCCTGATAATCACAGCGTGCCTCTTGACACCTACACTTGCCCGCGCTGCGGACGCGCGTGAGCTACAACCCCAACGACGTGCGCGAGCGCTACTGTGGCGCTTGCCACGCCTTCGAGGATGACCTCCGGCGGCGCTCTCAATTTCATTCTTGGCCGAAAGTGAGGCGGAATCCAAAATAAAACCGGATTTTACGAGAGAAGGCTAACTAGACTCAAAATCCAGTCTGAAGCGATTCAGGTGTGGGTTCGATCCCCTCCATCGGCACTCCCTAAACTCTCGTAAGACCCTCTAAATCCATCACTTACGAGGAGACTACCCTAATCCTATCCTAATCCTATCCCACCCTAATCCACCACTGAGATAGTCTTAATCGCGACCATTTTGGTGGCGGAAGTGGGTAGAAACACCGTTGTCGCAATCCTGTTGACATACCGAGGGGGTTGAGTTATTAGGTTTCGGCAAATGAATCCATATCAACGGCTCCTCGGAGTCATACAATCGAACGGCAAGCTCAATAGCTATTTGGAGAGCAGTTGGGCACGCCGGAATTACACCAGCGAGAACGCCGTCTTTGTCGAGTTTTACCAGAGCAACCGCGACGATGTTTGGGAAGTCTTAGGCGATAAGGCCAGGGTTTCAAGGCGGGGGTTGGCCCGCTACGTTGGTGATCTCATCAGCCGATACCGAGTGGCAAGGGCTCAAGACTTCGAACACGGGCTTGGCATGGAAGCCTTCGAGATAGTGGCTCGGTGGGCAAAGCCAGCCGCTAAGGAGGTGCAGTGAGCAAAATCAGGACTGTAATCGAGGATAGCGCGCTGCCCTCAGGATGGATAAAGTACCGGAGCGAAACAACCGGCAAAATTACTTTCCAGGTCACAGCCGGAGTGGTAAACGGCAAAAAGATGCGCCAAGAGTTTGGCGAGCATCGTTACGGTTCGGTTCGCAATGCGCTGGCAGCAGCCAAGAACTGGGAAAGCGAAATGGAACGCGAGATCAGAGTGAATCGCTCTAGCGTCATTGAACTTCCTCCTCGCGATCGCTGGGTCTACTTGGCCTACATCGAAAAGATCCGCGAAGCTGGCATGACGCTCCAAGAATGCATTGAGGAGGGGCTCAAACGCCGTCAGGAACACACGGTTAAGCGAAGCATTACGGTACAGCACGCAGTCGAAGAGTTTCTCCGCTACAAACGCGCTCAGAAGTGTAGGGAGAGCTATTTCAAATCGATGGGACCAATGCTGAAAGGTTTTGCCAAAGGCTTCGATGGGGCCAAGCTCAATGAGATCACCCACGAGCAGATTGAGGAATTCTTGGGTCGTCGCCAGATAAGCGACGGCACCTGGAACAACTGGCGGCGGGATTTGCGCACGCTTTTCAACTTCGCCAAGAGCGAGCGTAATGGCTGGATCAAGGTCAATCCGGCTGAGAGCATTGTGCACAAAAAAGTCGACCGGGGAGCAGTGACGATCCTCCAAATCGATGAGGCTAAAAAGCTCAATGAGGCCAAAAAGGTCTTGGCTAAAGCGGTCGAATTTTATCCTCGGCTGGTGCCGTTTTTGGCTCTTGGTATGTTTGGTGGGATACGCCGAGAAGAGCTGCAAAACGCGCAGTGGGAAGACATCCATTGGGAGCATGGAACCGTGGAAGTGCATAGCGCTAAAAACCGAGACGTGCCTAGTCGCTACGTTCACATGCAACCAGTCCTGGTTGCGTGGCTCACCAAGTACCGGCAGGAGTCCGGTCCGATCTGCACGATGCAGTACGCCCGGCGCAATGATCTGCAGGCCCTGTCCATCAAAACCGGGGTCGATTGTAGCGATAACATCTACCGGCATTCCTTTGGCTCCTACCATTACGCGGCCTTCGAAGACAAACAGAAGACGATGCTAGAGATGGGGCATACCAGCCAGGCGACCTTTGATCGCTACTACAAGCGGGCGATCCCGAAGCGTATTGCCCTTACCTACTGGGAGCTGACACCAGAGGTCGTGCTCCCAGCTGCATGAGAGGCCCTCCGTGGCGCTTGTTCGCTCTACTTGGCTAGCTTCGCCTTCTTTGCGGGCCGCGTGCGCTTTGCCTCTATCGCATTATGCACGCTCTCCTGCATAACCGCTCCTGGGGGCCGGGTCCACTTGTAAGGACTCTTGGCCCTCTTGGCTTCTCCGCTCGGGTGGCGTTCGACCACCAAGGGCGCGTCCCCTTTATCGAGATCGGCCATCACTAGCAGCCGCAAATAATCGGTGCGCGTGAGTCGCAGCTTTGCGGCGCGCACATCGATTTCCTCTTTCATGGAAGTCGGCAAGGAAAACGAACAGGTTGTATGTGGATCGTCAAGCATAGTTGGTACGAGCTAGATACGCATTAGGTGGGTAATTCGGACGTATTGGTATGGGTAGCTATGCTACATTTTGTTAGGTCTTGTCAATTAAAAGGTTGCTGGCCAGGGGCGCGTAAAGTGGATAAAAGGTTACCATTCCGTAACAGTTAAAGCCTCTGTAATACTGGATAAGTATGAGAAAATTCGCTCCAGCTTCTCTTGACAAATCCTGTCAGCTTCTGATTTTCTCTATCAAGGGAATCCCTCCCGTCCCTCGCCATGGCTGACGATGACCTTCTCACCTACAAGGAAGCGGCTGAGTATTGCCGCTACAAATCAATCAAACCGTTGCGCGCCGCCGTGCGCAGACGCGAACTCAAAGCAATGCGACCCAGCTACAATCGGGTTGTGTTTTTCAAAGGTGAACTTAAGCGTTGGCTTCAAACCAAGAAAAAGCGAATAATCCCATGTTCTGTTTCCTCGTCCAAATCGTCATACTCGCCCTCGGCTTCATCCTCGGATGGATCGGATGTCTCCTCTACGGCGTCTATTTCCTTCGACGAAAGCTGACTCGGCAGGTTGGTCAGAGCCCATTGCGCTGGCGATAAAGCCTTTTTTAAAACCCCCCACTTATCAATTCCTAACAACTCCTGACAAATGAGCACCGAAGCCAATCCGTTCGCGGGCGCCGTCGATGGCGAGACCGAAGGCAAAGAGACCGTGCGCAGCGCGCGCCTAGAGGTGATGCCTCCCACCGTGATCGAATCTCTCAACCGGGCCGAGATCGATGTAGCGATCACTACGGCCAAGCGCTACCCGCGCGACATCGATAACTCGCTCCGGAATATCAAAACGCTCGCGATTAAGAACGGCGACATCGCCGCGACCTGCTCTTACGGAGTGCCGCGCGCCGGAAAGGTGATCGTGGGCCCGAGCGTGCACTTCGCTCGGATCATTGCTACCTACTGGGGCAATATCAATGCTCTGGCGCGCGTGGTCGATGCCGACCGGGACAACGCCACCTGTCAGGGGGTCTGCCACGACATGGAAACCAATTACCGCTTTGCGATCGAGATCGAGTGGCCAGTCCAGCCACCGCATAACGATACGCCAGAGCGCTGGAAGGATCAGATGCGCCTGGCCAAGGATGCAGGCACCGCCGTTGCTTTCCGGCGCGCGGTTTACGGGTGTCTGCCCTACGCGCTATTTCGTCCGATCTGGAAAGAGACGCAGTTTGTCGCAGGCGGCAAAGGTAAGAGCTTCGAGGAGCGAAAAACCAACATGTTCAGTGCCTTTAAAGAGCTAGGAGTAAATGAGCAGGAGGTCTGGGCTTTCCGGGGCTATACCGGCAAAGAAGCAATCACCGCTGAGGATCTGATTGAACTCTATGCGCTCATTACTGCGATCACTGATAAGATGGTGACAGTTGAAGAAGTCTTTGGTCCACGCGGGACCGCTGCGGTCAAGGCGCAAATTCCAAAATCCAAGGCGCAAAAAACCAAAGCCCCAGATGAACCCGATAAAGCAAAGCCGACTCAAACTGAACAACCCAAGGATGCGGCGAAAAAAGAAGAACCGCCAGTACCAACACCCGCCGAGGCGTCTCCGCAAGAAAAGCAACAGCCAGCAGCAGAGCCGTCAAAAAAAGACGACCGGCCCAAAGTCGAAAACATCCTTGTGGCTCAAATCAAAGATCGCCTCACAAACGCTGGGGTAAATGAGGCGCAGTTCTTAGGCTGGCTGCGCAAGATCGGATGCATCGGGCTCTCGGTCACGATGTTAGAAACCGTTGCGGAGAAGTGGCTCAGGATGGCGCTCTCGGATTGGGAAGGAGTCTTGGAACAACTCAAGGAGAAACAAGTCGATGCCTGAAATTGAAATCCCAGCGCACGTTCGTTATCCGCGCGGCAGCGCGTTCTGGATCTACTCCAACTGCGACATTTCTTTCGAGCTGATGCATAAGGCCGGGGAAGAACCAGCGACGGTTTTTGCCGACAAAGGCACTAAATTGCATTCGGTCTGGGCCGGACGGCTGTCCCCGACTGCGCTCAGCAAAGAAGAATTCGAGGATTGGGAAGATGGCGAGGACCGCTACCAGCTGGCGCTGCGCACCTGGTTGCAAGGCGAAGAGAAGCCGCACCTGCTCATGACTGAGCACCGCTTCTGGATGCGGATGGGACTGAGGCCGATCTATTCGGGGCAACCGGATAAGGTGGCAGTGGTTGGCCCGCGCGCGTTCATCCCTGACTTTAAAAGCGGGTGGCATCCACCGGATGCGATTAGCGCCACCAACTCGCAGCTGCGCTCCTACGTCCCGCTGGTTCATCAGGAGATTGAAGGCATCGAGGAGATCACGGTCAAAATCGTTAAACCTGGGAAACAAGATCCAGCCGCAGTTTTCAATAAAGACGCGATTCTCGACGCGACCGCTTGGGCGATTGAGGTAGTGGGCCGGATCAAAGCGCCGGGTGAAAAGAAACCTAACCGTGGGGCCTGGTGCCAATACTGCTCGGGCAAAGTGTTGTGCCCGCTCTGGCGGGACGAACTCAAGAGCTTGGCGGTACTCAAAGTCAATGCGGTTGCCGAAGTCACTGACCAGGTGCTGCGCGAGATGGGCCCGCGCCTCTCAATAGCTAAAAAGGTAATCGAGCGCTTGGAAGCGTGGTTAGAAAAACGAGTCAAAGAAGTCCCAGAGCTTTTCCCAGAGTGGCGGATCGAACCCGGCGACGAACGGCGGAAGGTGGTTAATCTCTCCAAAGCCTTTGGAATTCTGCATGAGGCTGGAGTCACGCCAGAGGAATTCATCGCCGCCTGCGATGCGCCGGTCGGCGAACTGGAAAACCTCTTTAAAATTCACAAGGGACTCAAAGGCGCAGTGGCACAAACCGAGTTCAATAAAGCGCTGGGCGATGCGATCGAGAAAAAACGCAACCGGGATAAGCTGGTCTACATCCCGAGCTTACCACAAGGCAATGGTGAACCGGCCAGGCGAGAGGAAGAGGAACACGCGGAGTTGCCTTTTGTTTAAATTCAGCAGAGCAATTAAAAATGGAGCTAGAACTATGGCTCGGCGGTTACCTTATACCCAGCCTCAACTCGACCTACGGGAAGATGTGGGCCAACAAGTACGCGATCATTGGGGAAAAGCGCAAGGCCGAGCGCGCCCTATTGTCCGCATTACTCGCTACGCAATCCAGCTCCTCGATGAGTTCGACAACCTCAAAGGAGCTGCCAAGTTCCTTATTGATCAGCTCCGCTATTCAAAACTTATCCGCGAAGATCGAGCGACGGAAGTCGAGATCGAAGTTACGCAAGTCAAAGTTAGCCGTCGTGTTGAAGAAGGGACCCATGTCAAAATCTTTTATCCAGCTCAACCCGCATCTGGCTCGCGCGCGGGAGTTGGCAGAGTCACCCTTCCTGTAGAATAACAATGCCATAGGAATGCCATTATTATGATCGGCAAAATCTTGAGCGAAGAAGAGACCACTCGGCTCAAAGAGCGGATGAAGCGCATGGCCCAAGAGTTAGAGGAGTACGGCAACGGCGCGGTCGTGTTAGCTTCGATCGAGGATAGCGACGGCGCTTACATCATGCATTGTCGCAAAGGAAACTTTCAGCTGATTCGCGGCATGGTCTACGAGTATTTCTACGATTGGCGCTGTGGAGCGGTCAGCGCAGGAACGGTTAATGATGACGATGGATCGAGCGACGAAGCCGAGATCCGTGAATGATCAACTTGAATTCGCAGCCACCGAGAAGACTCCGCCAAAGTCCTTAGCTCAGCACTTGGAGGACATTTGCCGCCGGAAACACGGAGGCAATCCTGAAAGCGAAGAGGCCAATCGCTCGACTGCCAAAGCCCGCGATCGCAAGCGTGTTCTTGAGGCCATCAGATCCTCCCGGTCCGGCCTCACCTGCCAGGAAATTTCTTTCACCATTCACATGCCCTATACCACTTGTTCGGCTCGCTGCTCTGAACTGCTTCGCGATACGGTCATTATCCGAAAGCCCCTAGGCAAATCCTATGAGCGCCGCCAAACCACTAACGGCAAGTACGCCGCCGTCCTCATTCTAAAAACAACTTGAATAATCAACTGCCAGCGATTCAAGAATCGACGCGAGCCGGTTACATAGCATGGCTCAAAGTTTCAGTGCCGGGCTGGCTCGTACCCGGCAACATCGAGGCTTTCACTCACGCGCTGGGCGATTTACCGAAGGAAACCGCAATCGTTGAGATCGGTTCTTTCTGCGGACTCTCGGCCTGTGTGTTGAGTTACATCAAAACCAAGCTCGCTCTTCCCCACCCGTTCTACACCTGTGATACCTGGGCCTTTGAGAGCTTGTTGTGGTTAGCCGATGATCAGCCTTTTTTCGATTCAACCGTTTTGCGCCACAGTGATTTCAAATCCTATGTGCGCACGAGCTTTCAGCGCAACGTGCTCACCTTTTGTCAACCCGATCCACCGCACAGTTTCGAACTGGATTCCGATAACTTCTTTCTCCATTGGAGCGCGCAGCGGGAGTTGACCGACGTTTTTGGACAGGTCTCCACGCTCGGCGGCCCCATCGGTTTTTGCTACATCGACGGAAACCATACCTACCCGTTTGCCAGGCGCGATTTCGAGAATGCTGACCGGCACTTAGCGCCGCGCGGCTACATTCTCTTTGATGATTCGGGCACCAACGAGTGGCCGGACGTGGCCCGAGTTGCGCGAGAAGTCATCGAGAGCGGGCGCTACGAATTGATCAGTCAGAATCCGCATCACTTGTTTCGAAAGAAGACTTGACCGGTTGTCAGAATCTGACAAGAACAAAGGTAAGAAGGTTGGTTGGAAAGTGTAGAACGTGTCCGCCGTGTAAACCCATGTGTTTTCTGGCGGGGATGGGGTTCCTACGTCTACACATAGGCCCCAACCAGCCTGCCCCATCTCCGCCTGAAGACACGCTACGCTCCTAGAGAAACGGAGGTGGATAAAAGTGTCCAAGTCCAAGCCGACTTGCGAGTTGGAAGTCGTTGGTTACTGCCTAAGCCGAGGGCTCATCGAAGAGGACGGCTCTTACATGTGGAATCACTGGCATGCCAACGGATTTAAGAACGGCAGAATTCCGGTGAAAGATTGGCAAGCACAGATCCGCGCCTGGCAATTAGCCGGTTATTTCCCCAGCCAGAAACCGCAGCGATTTAACGGTTCAAACGGTCACCACCAAAAGATCAATTGGACCAAGCATAACAAGGTCGCCGAAGCCAGCGAGGCGGCGCTCAAACTCAAACAGACCAACTTATGGCCGACGCAGAACTTGTAGGCGACTTGATTGAGAAAGCTGGCTTTAACCCGTTCCCGCGCGGGAAACGGCCCCCAGACGAACAACGCGAATGCCGCTGGTGCGGGAAGCCATTGCGCGCTCCCTACCAGTGGGACCCATTTCATTCGAACTGGGTAAATCTGGTAACCTTGCACGTCGAATGCTCTGAGGAGATGGGAACCAGAGTGCATCAAGGTTTGCCGCTCTTTAAGACCGGAGATGAGTCCGAAGACGAGAAGAAATTCCTGAGCCGGTTTAACGGCTACGACCAGCGCCTGGTGCCAGAGGAACTCAAAACCATCGATGCCCTTTGGGACCAGGCCCAGAAGAAAAACAAGATCCACCTGGTTATCGCTGGACCGGAAGGCAGCGCCAAAAGCCGGACTCTGTACGCACTTTGCCAGCAGATTTTTACAGACTCCAGAAAACGGCCGGCAACGTACACGTTCGAGGAACTGGTGCTCGATCCCGACCGGCACGTCATGCGCACCATGCAAAGAGACCGGTGGGTACTTTTCGATAACCTGGGCCTGGTCGACACCTCTCCCACGGTCAAAGGACTCATTGACGCGGCACTCAAATACCGTTTCAACCGGGACAAACCCACCTTCCTTTCTTGCGATGACGACCGGTTTGCCGACAAGGAATGGAACCGTTTCAGCGACACCGCGCTGATTGTTTTTGTGAAATTCCCCAATGGCTAGTTTGACAATTACTGACAAATCCTATTAAGCTGCCGCGCTAGCGGAGTCCGCTCCAGCGCGGGAAACGCTCTCATACAAAAAACCAGGTCTGGCCCCGAGCCTGGCAAAAACTATTCGGGGCTTTACCAAATGAAAGCTCACAGAGCCAAATCCAGCCGTGGCGGAGGCGCAGGGATGAGCCTCACCCACGATGTCACTGGGGCCCCGCACGACGAAAAAGCGATGCGGGGAGCAAACACCAAGACGGATGTCGAGCCGATGTCGACCTCCGAATTCAAAGGGCACATTTCCAGAGGCCGGAGGCAACTGAATAAATGAGTCATTTTCCGGGACCGGAAGCGCCTTACGGCCCATCTTGTGAAGAGCTTAACCGGATTACTCCCGATCCGGTCTTGCCGCCTTTCGGAGCGGGTAACGCGCTCTTCACACAAATCACAACGCCAGCGCCGGTACGGGTCGCTTTCGGTGGGTCCAGCCCTCAGCGATCGATTCGGCGTATCGAAATACGAAAGTAAGAATGGCCGAAAAAAAATACAAAGAGGGCCGCAAACGGGAAGAGAAAAAGGACAGCCCAGCTGAGCGGATGCGTGAAGCCCGCAAGGAGAAGGCTCGGCGCAAAAAGTAAGGAGGGCCTCCAATGGCCAAATTAACCTCAAAGCAGCGAGCGAAACTGCCAAAGAGTGCCTTCGCTCTTCCATCCAAGGATGGTTATCCCGTCCAGGATAAAGCCCATGCGCGGAACGCTCTTTCAAGAGTGAGTCAACATGGGAGTCCATCAGAGAAGAAAAAAGTCCGGGCAGCGGTCCATCGCCGCTATCCGTCAATCGGTAAAAAATAAATGAAAGTTAGACTTGCTCAAAAATTAACTGTCGGAGCGCCGGTCATTTTTCATGACCTCATTGCTCTGATTTACTTTAACGGAACAGTGAGCGCCATCACTCCCAACGTGAGTTTAGTGGTATCAACTCCTGGCGGAGCTAATTATCCGCCGCCGCCACTCAAACCTGGCGCGGTCGCTAAACCCACCACTCGCACGTTGAGTTTGGACAAGGCGCTCGACGGAGACGTTGAACTCCCGCTCCTAACCGGGATGTACTAGAATGCCGCTTACCAAAAAGGGTAAGAAGATCAAGAGCGCAATGCAGAAGGAGTACGGCCAGAAGAAGGGCGAAAACGTCTTCTACGCCAGCGCCAACAAAGGCACCATCAAAGGAGCTGATCCGAGAATCGATCGACAACGGCAGAAAAGACAAAAGGGAAAGTGAAAGTCGCTATCGCCTTCAGTGATGTGCCCTCGTACATCAACAAAGACAAGGGCATGCCAGGTCATATCGAGCCGGGCCCGCTTAATCAAGCGCAGTTGGCCTGGCTCTGGTTCGATTGGGTAGCGGAGCTAGGCGGAGTGGAAAATCACGAGCTGGTGGTTTTGGTGCCGGAAGGGCAGGAGTTACCGGAGTCGGTCAAGGCTTGGAAAAAGGTTTACCGGATCACTGATCGCCACAAGATTTCAACCTGGCCGGAAGGTCCCAACGCGAGTTTCCAGCAGGTTATCTGGTGGATGACTTTGCGGAAAATCGGCGAACCGGTTTTCTGGATTGAACCAGATGCGATCCCGCTTAAACCCTATTGGATCGATGCTTGGGTAGAGGAATATCGAAGCTGCAATAAACCTTTCATGGGCGCACTCCAGGCGGAGATTAAAAACTATTGCCCAGCGCACATGACGGGTAACGCGATCTATCCGGCTCAAGCGGCGACACTCGCGCCGAAGCTCCTGCAAGCCAAACATTCGGCCTGGGACGTTTGGTCAGCGCCGGAGGTTCTTCCCCAGATGCACGCGACTAAGCTCTTGCAGCACGCCTGGCAGCATGGGCCGATTACCACGATGGCGGAGTACCAAAAGGAGATTGATCCCGCAGCCAACATTTTTCACACCGATAAGTTCGGAGCGCTAGTCAAGCTGATGCGCGACCAGCGCAACGGTACAGTGATGGAACCGGATGCCGGACAAATCATCCGTCGAGTCTTTAACACCGAGGAACTTAAGCCGGGGCCAATCACTCCCCTACCAGAAACGCAGAATGTTTCTGTGTTACCGGCTGCTCACACGGTTGAGAGCGTCTTGCAACTGATCAAGGATGTCATCAAAAGCGAAAAAGACCGGATCAAGCTGATGGAATTTTTGCGCGATGGTCAGTACCTCTTAGTCGAATTCGGACGGGGCCGACAATCGCGGGAACCAAAGCGTCTGGCTCGCAGCCATGGCCGAGCATGAATGTTTCAGCGGGCTCAAGTTTCCAGCGCATTGGAGTGAGGCGTACAAGCACTTCTACTGCGCACGCAAAGGGTTGCGGCCAGGTCGCTACTATCACCGCAAGCGCATCATAGAGCTTCTTTGGAACCAGCCAGAGGACCTCGTTTGGCATTCCTGGATGGACCGGGCTCTGAGGAGTTTCTGTTCCTACGATTGGCTCACCTGGACCGGGCCAGCGGCCAGCGCCAAGAGTTCAAACGCCAGCCTATTCGCGCTGGTTTACTGGTTAGAGAAACCGCACCAGACCAGTGTCATCATGGCCAGCACCACGCGCAGCGCGCTAGCCAGACGGCTCTGGTACTACGTCCAGGATTACCATTCGAAGATCGATCCCGATTTCGGTTACGTCGGTGAACCGATCTATTCCCAGTACATGATCCGGTGGCGCGAAGGCGACATGAAGAACGGAATTTACGGGCTAGCGATCGAGGACGGCCCAATTGAAGAAGCACTCCATAACTTAATCGGTTACCACAATGAACGGGTGTTACTCGTCGTCGATGAGGCGCAAGGTACGCGGGAAGCAATTTTTAGAGCCTGCGACAACCTGGCCAAAAATCCTGAATTCAAATGTCTGCTCTTGGGCAACGCGGAAAGCCGCGAAGATCCTCATGGCCGCTTCAGCGAGCCGATCAATGGCTGGCTTTCGGTTGATCCCGATAAGGACGAGGAATGGCAGACTCGTGGTGGCCCGAGTCATGGTCGGGGCCTCTGCGTATTCTTTGATGGGCGCAAGAGTCCGGCGATCGTCGAGCAAGATGGAGCGGAGAAATACCCCTTCCTCATCAACAAGAACCAGATCGACGCGGCGCTGGATTATTACAAAACTCCTGACGACCCCCGCTTTTGGAGCCAGTCAATCGGTTTCTGGCCGCCAGTCGGCTTTACCCGAACGGTTCTGGACGAGGTTATTGTCCGCAATAATCACGTGATGGAACCAGCGACCTGGTACACCAGTTTCAAAAGCGGGGCAGCGCTCGATCCATCCTACGAGGGGGGAGATCGGAAAATATTTTTACCGTTCCGCTTTGGCCGGATTCCTTTATCGGAAGAAGGCCAATTTAGCTGGCAAATTGAATTCGGTACCCCGGCTGAACTCAAAATTTCGGTACGCGATCCACTAGAGCTGCATTACCAGATTATGCAGCAATGCGTTGAGCGCTGCAAAGTGCTCAACATTTCGCCCGACCATTTTGCGCTTGGCTCCAGCGGTGAAGGCGGCGGACTCCTCTCGATCTTTCGGCGCGAATGGGGCCCGGTAGTCGGAATTGAAGAAGCGGGGCGAGTCAGCGACCGGCCAGTCTCGGCAGCGAACCCAAAACCCTGCAATGAAGAGTATGACCGGGTTGTGTCGGAGCTGATGTTTGCGGTGCGCGAGTTTGCCGTCAACGACGCTCTGCGCAACATGCCCGAGCAAGCCGTTAAAGAGCTGTGTGTGCGCAAATGGGAGATCGCCAATAAAAAGATCCGGGTCGAAACCAAGGACGAGCTGAAAGGCCATTACACGAAGAGCCCGGACTACGGCGATGCGGTTGCCTTCTGTGTGGAACTAGCGCGTCGGCACGGCGCGATTGCCGGTCACATCATGCGCGGAGAAGACCGCAAATGGATGAAGGACGCGCAAGCGGAGTACGACAACGCGATGGTTGACCAGGATTCTTTCCTCTATGCAACGACTGAATGACCAGAGCACGGTGCCACCGGACGGCTACCGCTATCTCCAGGCCGAAACGCGGATCACGATTCGCGGCGGCGACTACTGGGACCTCTTCACTCAAGTCGGTAAGCATCGCAAAGTGAATAACTTGCCGCTCGGGCCATTATGGAAAGAGGAAGTCGAGGATCAACTTTGCCGAACGTTGCCACCTGGCTTCTGCAAAGAAATCGATCCCAGCCGGAAAGCGATCGGAGTCCTCACCCGGATTCATTGGGAGGATGTCCAACGTGGGATGGGCGTCATGATCGATTGGGCCTCACAAGGCCGCCCACACGTTGCCCAAGATGTAGCCGAGAGTCGGGCTAGCATTTGCAGTCGCTGCTATTACAACGTCTCCCTGGCAAGCGGCTGTCACAGTTGCCAAGGAATCGTTAACCTGGTCTACCGGGCAGTCGGCGGCGCTCGCACCAGTCTCGATCCCTTGCTCAAGCAGTGCGCGGTCTGTAAGTGTTCCAATCAAGCGCAAGTTCATTTTCCGATTGAAGTCCTGGCCGAAAATACACCCGATGAAATGATCCCGCTCTTTCCTGATTTTTGTTGGAAAAAGCAGGAACTAATCGAACTCAAGAAAGAAGTGGTAGTCCATGGCTAGCTCCGAGAATTTCCTTTTAGAGACGATTGAGCCAGCGGGCAATAATGGGAATGGAGTTCGGGCTCAGCTCTACGTCCCGACTTCCAGAGTCGGTGACGCTTACAGCGCCCGCCAGGTCTGCATTCGGCTCCTGGATAACGACCGGTTGCGGGCTCGTGAGCGGGCCAAAGTTCAAGGGATGATCGATGGAAACGTTCCGTATGATCCCAATAAGTTGAAGGCTCTGGGCCAGGGTTGGCGAAGCAATCTCAATTTCATGGAGGGGTACGCGAACCTGCAGAACGTCAAGACGCCGTATTACGCCCTGATCGCCGGAGTGCCCTACTTTGCGGAAATTCGCACCATGGAAGGCGACGTCGAACTTTTCAGTAAGATCATCACTGAAGAGTTTACCGGCGCAATCAAGGAGTGGCCCGACTTCTCCTTCCAGATGCAGAAGGCTCAACAGGAAATGCTCAAGTTCGGCATAGGGCCAGTCATGCTGCCCGATATGTACGACTGGCGTTTTCAAGCTTTGCGTCACCGGGACTTGCTGGTACCAGAACATTCCCCAGCGACGATCTCGAAATGGCCCTACTGCGCCATTCGCACCGAGATGACAGCCAGCGAACTCTGGGACAAAGTGCGGCCCGAGAACGCGGAGGATGCCGAGGAAATAGGCTGGGATATTGAGGAGACCCGACTCGCAGTACAGTATGCCAGTCGTGACATCTTTAACGGTCGGTTGACCTGGGACGGGCGCAATTGGGAAGCGTGGCAGGCAGCGTTCAAGAACAACGACATCTATATGTCGTTCATGGCCGCCGAATCGATCATGGTCTATCATTATTTTGTTAAGGAGTATTCGGGCCGGATCAGTCACTACATCGTGAGCGAGAATACTCTCATCCCGGAATTTCTGTTCAAGCGGATTGACCGGTTTGACAGTTTCGAACAGATCCTAACACTGTTTCGAAACGACATCGGTAACGGCGATTACCATTCCATCCGGGGCCTTGGTCGCTTGCAGTACCAGCATGTGGAAGTCACTAACCGGCTCAAAAACCATCTCTTCGATATGGCAATGGTCGGAACCGCGATCAACCTGAAACCATCGACCAGCAAGGCTCGGGACGAGCTGCAGCTCTTGCAACTGGGGCCCATAAACATTCTGCCACCGGACGTTGAGCTGGTCCAAAATCGAGTCGTCGGTTTTCTCTCGGATGCGATGCAGGTCGACCGCGAATTTACCGCGCACCTTAACCAGAACCTTGGCACCCTTCGTCGCCAGGGCGGCGTTGGTTACGGCGGTCACATCACACGTCCCACCGCCACTCAGGTGCAGCAAGACATCGTGGCCACAACGCAACTCACTGAAGGGCAGATGGTCTTGCACTTCCTGGACCTCGACATGCTTTACCAGCAGATGTACGATCGGATGAGCGATCCCAACACTCCCGATAAGGCGGCTCAGAAATTCCAAAAAAAGTGCGCGGATCGCGGAGTCACGACTCTGGCCCTGCGCCACACCAAGTATGTCCGCGCTACTCGGACTGCAGGGTACGGCAGTCCCCAGATGCGCCAGATCCAGGCTCAATCGATGATGCCCTACGTAGGGATGCTCCCGGAAGCCGGTCGCTACAACTGGGTCCGCGATCAGGTAATCTCCATAACTGGCCCGGAGAACGTTGACCGGTACATGCCAGAGCAGAACTTCCCCACGCATGATCAGTGGGAAGCTAACCTAGAGGACGGTGTTATGCACGCTGGTCAACACGTGATGATTGCCGAGGGCCAGAAACACCCGATCCACGCTGACGTGCACCTGCTCTCGATGGAGCAGATGATTCAGATGGGTGATTCCCTCTACCAATCCAGCCCGATTGAAAGCGCGATCTCAGCTTTGATGAAGCTCCAGCAGTACGTGCAAATCTGTATGCCGCACACTCAAGCGCATATCGATTTGATGGGTCAGGATCGGATGCACGAGAACGAGCTGGAAGCGCTTCAGAAGCGGCTTGGTGGAGTCAAAAACAATATGCAGCAGATTGACGCGATTGTGGAGCAAGGCCAGGAACACATCGGCGCGACTCAGAGTGCACAGGGTACCGCGCAAACCAAAGACCAAATTAAGTTGGCTCAGGCGCAGAACGAAATCGCGATCGACCGGGCGATGGCCGCAGCCAAGATCAAGAATCAGAACATCAAAGCGATGTCGACCATTACGACTAACCAGCAAAAGGCCAACGCCAAGATCCAGACTGAACGCCAAAAGCTCGGCCAACAGGTCGGCCAAGCGAACTTGATGACGAGCCCGATCCAACCACCGCCAGGCAGCGGAATGGGTGAACCGGAGCTTGGAGCTGAGGAAGTGCCATTCGCATGATTACCCTGGAAGAGTTCAGGACCTTAGAGGGCTACGCGGACCTGCGCGCGGCGGTGGGCGAATTCCTGCGCAGCGATGCCGGAATGTACGCGCTGCGGATCTTGCGCGATCGGGCTCGGCCAACCGATGTTCCACCAAACATGCCGGAACTAACCAGCGCGCGCGAGCTATCGAAATACCACGGCTATCACAATGCGCTGGATGATTTCGAACTCTTAGCTAAACCGAAGATAGTTGGGCCGGAAGTAGATAGCACTTTTGAAGACCACAAAACCGATGAAGTAGTATGAGCCTCGATAACCTTGGAGAATTCAGTAATCGCGGGGGCGACACCACGCAAACAACAGTGACAGCTGAACCGCCCGCGGCTGGTACAGGCGAACCGCAAGGGACTCAAACGCAGCCGGTTACGACGCCACCGGCTGTGACAACTCCCGAGCCAAAAATCGAGACGAGTAAGCCGGAATCCTTCATGGCCGACATCGTGACGGCTTTTCAAAAGTCGATTCCTGAAGAGCCGCCAGTTCAAGAGCCCGCCCAGAAAACGACGACAGCCGAGCCAGAGCCTAAGCCAACAGAAACCAAGCCAGAGGAAAAGACCGGCGATGATTTCGGCCTGCCAGAGCCGCCTACCAATTTGACTGAGCGGGGCAAGCGCAGCTGGCGCAGTTACCAGGAGAAAGCGCATCAGGCGATTGGCCAGCGCGAAAAACGGATCAAAGAACTCCAAGGCGAGATTAACGCGCAGAAGGAAGCGCTCACGGTCGATCAAGACGAGGTTGGCAAACTTAAAAGCGAACTGGCAAACGCGCACAAAACCTTAGAGCAGACCGCGATTGAGCGCTCGCCGATGTTCAAAGAAAAGGTCCTCGACCAGCAGGAATCAATTAAAGGCCGGTTAGCCAAGATCGCCGAGGGAACCTCGCTGACCGCGAGCGATGTCAACCGACTGATCAACGGGGATCTGGGTACGCGCGAGGAGATGCTGCAGGCTCACCCGCTTAGCCCAATGCGCCAACAGCAAGTAGTCGATCTGTTGGAACGTTGGGATCAGGTTGAAGAGCAAAGAAATTCGATGCTGACTAATGGAAAGGCCAGCTACCAAGAGCACCTGCGCAAACTGCAGCTCGAAGAGGAAGGGCGTAAAGCGCAATTCGTGCGCGAGTCGACCGCAATCTTTGAGGATGCTCTCACTGTGCTCGCGCCAAAGATCGAGCCCTATCAGCCGATCGAAGGCAACCAGCAATGGAACGATTCGATTCCGGTCTTGAAACAGTCGGCCAGGAAAATCTTTAATGGCGAGGTGGACAAGAAAGTTTTGGCTGAAGTAGCGATCCTGGCTCCGGCAGCGGTGGTTTATC